GGGTGCAAGCACCCCGACAGAGGGTGCAAGCACCCCGACAGAGGGTGCAAGCACCCCGACAGAGGGTGCAAGCACCCCGACAGAGGGTGCAAGGAGCTACGTCAGGTATGCGATCGTTTATTGTTCGTTCTGCTTTGGCATTGGTCACTATTCTCAGTCTTAATCTTACCGTTACGTCGGGCGTTGAAGCCAAGGGCTGTCCTAATTGGTTTGCACCCACCTCGACCCAGTGGGCCACGTGGCGGCCTGAGCTTGGGCTGGTCAATTTCTGGATTGATGTCATCGATCGGGACCAACCAAATACCTCCGCACCGCTGCGAATCTACGTGAATGGGCAGCACTACACCGACATTCCAAGCAGGCCGGGGGTCGATCTCAACGTCAACGTGCAGCCGAACACGGGTCTGGTTGAGTTCTATTATTTGGACCTCAATCAGTGCGTGGCGGTCCCGAACCCATTGCCGCCAATTTCTAGTTTACAGTGGAAGCGGATGTTCGCGTATTGGTTCTAACATGCTGTTCGCTACGCTCATTCTTTTTACCCTGACGATGGTGTGTGTTGATGTCCTGACCGCGTACATCGCACGGCACCGCTCATAGTCACACAAATAACAAACGGCCCCAAATACTGGGGCCTCTCGACAATAGGAGAAGCACATTGAAAGCATTTATCTATACGTCAGCAATTGCTCTTACGCTCTTCACCGGGTCTGCCTTCGGTCAGACCTACAATCCCACTAAAAGCGACGAGGCTACGCGCAATACGGCCTCGGGTACATTCGCAGTGCCGAACAACAGCGGCAAGGACAACACCGGAATCGGCCACCGCACAATGCCAGTCCTGACTACAGGTATCCGTGATACGGCGACGGGAAGTGGGGCAGGGGCGGGGCTCACTACGGGACAAGAAAACAGCTTGTACGGCTATCGGGCGGGAACCTCGCTCAAGTTCGGGTCGGCCAATACGATGATGGGCGCCGACGCGGGCTGGAGGATGACCAACGGCACCAGCAATACTATTCTCGGTTACTCCGCCTGTAATATGCTGACGACTGGAGCGAACAACACCTGCATCGGCGCGGGGGCGGGGGCAGCGGTCACCGGGATCGGCAATGTGATCATCGAGCATCCCGGGAAGGTGGGTGAGTCCTACGGTGTTCACATTGGCAGTGCAGCCCACACCAAAGTGACGGTCGGGGCGTACGATTTGGCAGACTTCGATGCACGCTTAAAGGCGTGCGAAGCGAAGTAATTTCACACTGTAACCCCCCTACAAAGGGGGCTAGCAAGGGGCCTCGCGGCCCCTGAAAGAAGAACGAATCATGAAAGCATTTACGTCCTCCGTCCTTGCACTCACGTTGTGTAGCCTCACGAATCTTGCTCTGGCGCAGACGAGTGCGCAGCTTGCAACCCCAACCTATAATCCCACCGCCAGTAGCATGAATAATAACACCGCAGGCGGGACCGGAGCCGTACCGGCAAATAAAGGGGGGAACAATACCGCCTTCGGACGAAATGCGTTAGCCGTGACGACCGGTAATGGCAATGTGGGGATGGGAGTTGGCGCGTTACAAGCCTTGACGACGGGCAAGTGGAACACAGCCATCGGAACGAGCGCGGGCCGGATCATGACCACCCCTGCCGAAAATACCGTGGTCGGATTTCACGCGGGCTATTTTACCACCGAAGGGGTCGGAAATACTTTTGTCGGATCACAAGCAGGCTTTGCCAATGCGACCGGCCTGAATAACACGTATCTCGGGGCGGGCGCGGGCAGCGGCTCGCGAGGAGATCGCAACGTCTTCCTCGGGGTCGCAGCGGGCAACAGTAATCTCTCCGGGTCGGGGAATATCTATATTAACCATGTCGGAGGAGAGCAAGCGGAATCGAACACCATGCGTTTAGGACAGCCCGATGGGATTTTTGAGACCTATATTGCTGGGATTTGGGGCACGTCGGTGTTGGGTGCCCTCCCCGTCGTGATCAATGCCGAAGGGCAACTCGGCGTGGCGATGCCATCGCTGAACGAGCAGGCCGAAGGGGCCACGGTCGATCCACAAACCGCCGCGCTGATTGCGACCCTCATGCAGCGCATTGACCAGTTGGAAGCGCGGGTGGCGGAACTGGAAGCAGCGGGACAGTAAGCAATGGTTACAAACTATGAGCCGAGTGTCAGCCCGATTCATAGCCAACCAATAGACCACCACAAGAACCTCCACTAAAGGGGCGAACGAAAAGGAACAAATATGTCATACGAGAATTTCAGAACTGAGGCAATTATTGCAAATTGGCGAGTCGGAACCGATAAGACGACGGCGCGCTTTACGGTCGAGCATCACAACAAGTTTGGTCAGCGGGTGGTCCGCACGGTGAAACATCCGTTTCGGGATGAGTGGCTCAAGCCAAGCGTAACGCGCTGGTGTACGCAAGCTGCCGTTGCTGACGATGAGAGCGGTGCACTCGTTGTGGTACTCATGCACGAAGAATGTTTGGTCGTGGTTCTCAATGCCCGCGATTTTACGAAACAACTTTTTTGTTTTTATCCGAGCGATGAAGGAACAGGCTCCCTCATGTGCCAATTGCAAGATTTAGCCGATCAAACTCCGCGTGCTGAGACCCGGACGATTGCCATTGAGACGCCCCTAGATGTGACCTTGCGCGCGGCTATTCATCGGCACTTGCGCCGCATTGCCGACATGCCGGGAGGCACGACGGGCGCATTAGCGAAACAGACAATCACGATCTTTTCACCGAAGGATTCACAGGCCGTGGAGACGGAGACGGCCCATACGTTAGCAGACCTGCTCCAGTCCGCCAGTGGTCGTGAATTTCAGTATTCAGTACGATAAACTAATCAGACTGTTTCTCTGTTCCATAAGGGCTTTCTCTGACTCTATTGACTGCGTTGATAACATTCAGTGAAGTCGTGAGAGTGTCTGACCGAGTACAAGCGGTCGAGCGGCAGAGAAACCACAGGCCGGGGCGCCGCATCACCCTTCGCGGCACCGATCATAAAGTCAGCCCCGGCTTTGTGACCTTCCCCCATAACAAGACCTTTTTTCTTTACAGCAGGTACATTTTTATTATCTCCCCTCTTGTCAACAGGTACAATTTAATGTATTATTAGCCAAAGGAAGGAAGATCACAGCATGTGCGTCTGTACGGTCGATGTTCTGTGTGAAGAAGCGAAAGAAGATTGGATTGCGTTGAACGAATACCGGGAAACGCCACAGAAGCAGCGCATATTGAATAACCGATGGTATGAGGAAACAAAAGCGGCGTTCGTTAAACATCGGACCTTTGCCCTACACATCAAGCAGAGGACCGGCGGGAGCACAGGCTACGCGTATTACCCCGACTGGCGCGAGCGATTGAAACCAGACTGGAAACCAACAAAGGAGCAGAAATCATGACACCTGCCGAACGTGACTTTTTGTGCAGTATCCGCAAGGCCGAGGGACTCGAACCGGTCTTGCGCGTGTTACTGGATAATGGACAAACCAACAACGACACGGCACCAGGAAAACTGACACCGGAAGTGACAGCGCGCATCTTTGCTCTCCGAGGACAGGGGAAGTCCGCTCGTGAAATTGCGGACATGGTGAAGCGGTCGAAAACCTCGATTGACTCACTCTTTGCGGCAGAGCGGCAGAGATCGGCGTTACGGGCGGCGAAGGCCACGGACGGACAACGCGACCCGCACGACCACAGGGTGTTGCCCGAGGTTCTTCCACGTGACCCTCGCATTGGCCGATTGCCGCTCGTCAAAGGTATGTCTCCCTTCGGCAAGAAGCAACCTAAACCACGCCGCCCGATCACGCCGAAGGAAGAATCTTTGATCCTCAGTCTTACGCGCCAAGGAACCAGCGTGGCCGACATCTCCGACCAGCTAGAGCGATCAGAAACCGGCATTCGTCATGTCTTAGAGCGCAACGGATTGCAACCACAAAAGAGGAAAGGAACTTCCAAATGAATACTCACCATGAAGTGTTTAGCGTAACGGTCAGAGACGGAGAACTCGCGTTCGGTGTCCGAGAAATAACCGGCAAGGAAGTCTTTCGGGCGATTTTCACCAAACCGGCAGCGGAGGAGCTAGCAAAACTCTGTGACAAGTGGCCGGGGCGCGACTGGCCCTTTTATCGAGGTCTGCTGAGCACAGAGCGGTTCATTCTTCCGTGTGAGAGCGAAGATCCGACGCCCCTCGCAGAGCCACGATCAGAACAAGAGAAGACCGGATTGCAAGAGGTGCTCTCCAAACTGGAATCTTTAATCCAGACGATGGAGGACATCGGCGTCGCGCGAGACTTCCTACCCCAAGAAGACTGGCTTGCCATCTTCTATGATCCCTCCGATCCGAGTTTTGATGATGTCGCGGAGCTACTACATGCGTGGCAAGACAAAGCAGAGCAGCGCGTTGCTGAGGAAACGGCAAAGAAGGACGCGGCGAAACATGTTGATCGAGCGGCAGAAATCCTCAGGTTCTATCGGGGACTAACGCCGGGCGAGCTGCAAGAAACCGAAGGAACGATCACTTCGTTACTCGCCGATCTGCTGCACTACGTACAAGAAGACATGACTGAAAAACCGCAGGACGTGCTTGCTGAAGCGGTGGACAATGCCGTTCGGTACTTTGAGAGCGAATCCAAATAAGCAACCCGGCTCCCCCGGACCGGGGAGCCGTACACAAGAAGGGAGGCGAGGTGGTACAGAAGCAAAAGAAGATACTTTCGCTTGAGGAAGTCAAAACCCGGACCGATGGTTGGGAATCGGCGCCCGTCCAGACAGAGACGTGGTGTGTCGATGTTCGCCCGCCGAAACCAATATTTAGGTTTATTGCAGGCGAACAGCATATTGCGATCCAGAGTCGCACACTGCTTGATGCGTGGAACGCGCTGACCATTAAAGCAAAGCAGCAACCGCTCCCCATTGAATTTTCCCGGCAGGTTATCACTGCCTATGATACAGAGGGAACCGTGCTTGGCGCACGTTCGTGGATTAAATGGCAAGAGTTATTGTGGGAGGATACCTACGGCCCAAACTGGCGCGAAATTATGGATCATGCCGACAGTCTACGGAAAGGAGAATAACATGCTGCCCAGTGTCAAACCCGCCCACCCTACAAAGGTGGCAAGCGAATGCTATGGGTCGTTCGTAGCAGCTATGCTTATCTTTGTGACGGCGTTCGCGGCGGGCTATCTGTTCCCGACCCCGGAACCTGCCGCGCAGGCCGCAGAACGTCACTTCTGTGTGTATTCGTGGCAGCAGGCCGCAAGCATTGCTCGAAACTTCTCGCCTTCAGTTTCAGAGTTTGAATACCGCACGCCCGAGGGAGGAACGGTCATTTGCACGGAAGTCTGTTTGCAGGAAGGCTGCCCTGAGAACACATTTAGTGATAAAGTGAATCAGGGGGAAGTAACAGGCTGGCTGCGAAACTCGGAATAGGAGCCACACATGCCCGCAATAGTTTTCATTCTTTTCACTTTGTATCTTACGTTATCTTTTGAGCCGCCGTTCGGAGATCCCTTCTTGTCGGACCAGCCAAGAAAATCCCCGCAAGAAATCGCAGCCTATCACATCCAAGTCTGCAATGATTTGTGGCGAGAGCATCCCGATAATACCCTGCTCGATGGTGAAATGTGTTCTGAATGGCGTCGGCGAAAAATTGCCGAAGGCGGCTTTATTGCCGAGAAGGAGGACCCCCATGCTCACATCAACTGAAGCCTTATTCGTCGCCGATGCCGCCGAGAAATACCCAGTCGGCTGGGGCAAATATTGGCTCAAAAGCAACCCGTCGCATTATACAGCCGAGGACATTGCCAATCGGCAACCGGCATTCCTGAGCCGCTACGGCTGACCGGCTGTGCAACTCGCTCTGTATCGGGCGGGATCACGGAAACTGATAGAGGACGACCTTGTCAAAGCCATGACTGACATTAGCCGGACCGGGGGGTGGAAACATCCCGAGCATTACGCAGAGGCACTGAATGAAAATCCATACGGCGTGGCAACCGTACTCCGCGCATACGCCGTGAAACAGTGAGGAAGAACAGTGAACACCTCGAAATACGTGCGCGCCTTAGAGAAGCATCGCCGCGAAACGCATAGCTGGCTCGTCATCTCCGGCATGGTGCGGATCTATTCTTCAACCAAGATTGAGCCGCAACTCATGTGCAATGAGTGCCAGCAGATTATTATAGTAGAGGAACCAAAAGAACCCGAAGATAAACCAGAAGGAAACGAACCACAATGAAACAATCAACACGGACAAAGCAGAAAGCAAAACCATTTGCTGATCTGATGGAAATTAAAACTGAGACGGTCGCGCAATGTGGACTGTGTCTATGGCATCATATAAGTGCGTATCCCATGTCCGCGTGCAGCGAGGCGCTCAGTCATTTGCAGAATAGTCATCCGCTTGAATCGTCCCATCTGTCATTTTTTACAGGGGAATTCTAGGCCGCTATTGCCGTGTGATTTTTTCGTAGTGAAGCGGAAGTGGGCGGAATCTTTCATCGCAGCTTCCCTAAAGAAAAACCCCCTACGCAATCGACCTGTTAGGATCGAATATCGAATAGGGGGAATTTTCTTACAGCTTCCTCTCGCCGGTTCGCATTCGCTGTTCGTGCCGCCGGACGGAAAGGGTCTCCGAGCCCCGCGAGCGTCCCTTTCAGGGCGACTTATTACGGGGGAAGGATAGGCATTCTTCTACGCTGTTCGTGAAATCTGTCAAGCCTGCACCCTTGGTCGGAATGCGCCAAAAGAAAGAGCCCTCGGCGGGGTGGGCAGGGGGCTCTTACAATGGGAATGGATATGTTGAGTACGGCGAGTATACGCTCGCTGTTGGCTGCATGTCAAATTTTACTGCGGAGCAACGTCGGGATGGGGAGAGGGTTGCGGCGGGGCCGTCTCAGCGGGGGACGGGGCAGGAGTAGGGGCGGGCGGTGGTGTAGTGTCTTTGGTAATCCCTTCAAGCCGCGCTTTTTCTTGCATCGCCTGACGGAATTGCTGCTGCGCAACCGCAACATTGAGTTGCGCATTTTGTTGCAATAGGTTTTGCACCTGCAATTTTTCCTGCACACACTCCTCGGCCTGCGCCGGAAGGAGATGAATCAGGAAAGCAAACAATAACCCGACGACTACCCCCGCCCCTGCTTGAATCAGTTTGTTCATATTTCTTTCCTCCCTCTCGGCATTATACTCGCAGTGAGTATGTGGTCAAATTGTTGCGCAAGTCCTGCAATCTTGGCCGCCTGATCGGTCCCATTCACACAGCGGCGGGCGTCATAATAACTCCACGTCTTCCCATCAAGATACTGCCCGAGCCGTTTGCCAGTAAACAACCCTTCACACATCCCGAGCGAGGCAATGCGATAGCTATGTTCTGCCTCAAGCGCTAATTCAGGGGTAGTAAGGAGATCCACGCCCAAGAGGCCAGAGAACGTCTCAAAATGTCCCCGCCCAGTAATCTGCACGTACCCATGCCCACAGTAGGTGTATGCGTCGGAGAGGGACTGATTCCCGAGCACGTTGCAAATCTTTTTGTTGTGCCAGTAGCGCCGCACGAAGTATTCCTTGCCGCCCCGTTCCCGGATCGGCTGCCAGGTATCCGCAGTTTCGTGTTTGGTTGTCGCTAGGAAGTAGCTCACATACCGAGGATTTGCAGTGAGGACTTGGTCTGACTCGATGCAGGACAGGAGAGTCGTGAGGCCGTCGACTTGTGATTGCGAGAGCGAACCGAACGCCCGCCGATAGCCTGCGAAGAATTTTGCCCGGTCGATTTTCACGTTACGGCCCTTCCCCCCCGAACACTTTTGCCGCCACGGCGCGAATCAACAAGGCACCAATCACTGCGGCCACCACTTGCCACACGCGGGCGTTACTACTGGCTTTCTCCGTCACCAGTTTCTTCACCTCGTTTTCGATAGCGGCAATACGACTCGTAAATCCTCCACTGCCTTTCTCGTCGCCGCGTAACGTCTTGAGAATGTAGAATATCAGGTCGTGATCCTTCGCCTGTTCGGCTTCCATGTGTTTGGTATTGGCAGCGAGGATGGCGACCTGCTCCTTGAGGCTATCAATGGCGACATGGAGCCGCTCGACATGGGCCTCAAGCCGAGCATCTCCGTTACTCACGTTACCTCCGCATCCAGGGCGGGAGCCCTTCGGGCGGAGGTTGGAGGAGTAAGCTATCCGGGGTGGGTTTCAACACGCCGACCACCATCCGAGGATGAGCGGTTTTCAGTGGCTGTGTGGTGAGGCGACGAAGAATGATATTGATAAACGCGGTCACTGTGGTGATAGTCCCAGGGGGAACGATGCCAAGGGTGCCGATAAGCTGGAGTGCTTCCAAGCTCGCCGCGCTGACGTTGAACCACACGGTTTTCGATTTCCACCATTCTTTGCCGACCACTTCGATTTCGACGGTATTGGTAGGCAGGTCCGTTCCTAACGGGGGTATCAGCGACCCTAACACAAAGGGCGGAGTCGGTTCGGTCATAGCCAGACCCCAAGCAATCGAAGGAGGTAAATAATGACCGCAACCGCGACCACCACACGAAAGATGTTCTTGAGCTGGGCATCGGAGACAAGGGTCTCAATCACATAGAGGACAAGGGCCAAAACCAGGATGAGAATGAGCAGTTGCATAATCATGGCTTATCTCCCCTCTTCTTCTCTTCACGTTCGATCTTGGTAAACAGATCAGGAGTTGGGAGCGGATCGAACTGCCCCTCTTCCTCTGGCGGCGGGGCCGAGAAGAAGTTCCGTGCCACTGCCGTCGCCTCTTCATTATCTTTAGCCGCAAGTCCAATCACCGCTGTTCCTGCGGCTTGGATCGCCCCCCCAAGCACCGGATTGAATGCGACACTGACCACATAGCCCGCGATGTTGGTAATTCCCCCGACGGTCGTCCAGAGGTTCTTGCGTTTCTTCTTCATGTGATGCCCTCCTTCCCTTACTGGTAATACCGGGCGGACGCCCGCCGTCGCACCGTTGCTGCCGTCACAGGATTGAAGCTCGCTCCCATTTGCGCCCAACTCGCCGTGGTATTCCCAACCGTCCAATTCATCGTAACACTCGATCCCGTCGACGGTTCAGTCGACATGCTCCCTTCGACGTTACTTGATTCATTCGGATTCGCGGCAGTGGTTTGATTGACGCCAATCCCGGTTTGGAGCGGTCCGACGGCGAGGTTGGTCAGCGAGTTCAGCGCCGTCACACAATCGACCACGAGGTCTCCGCTGGCACTTCCAGTGACAGTGATGCCGGGGGGCGTGCTGCTCGTGCCCGTGCCGATCACCGCCGTATCGAACGGGGTGGTTGGGCTCACGTCTTTGAGAAAGAGAATCCCGCCGACGAGAAACTGATTAGTCGTGTTGGCCTGCATGGTAAAGGCATGTGGGCTGCCGTCACAGGTCGGATTGAGTTGATAGTACAGTTGGGCAAAGGTGCCGTTGTTCCCGGCCTCTTGAGCTGGTCCCCCAGGAACTACGGTCATATTCACACTATTCCACTGCGGCAGATTGAGTGTGATCGCCGAGGCCCCCGCCTTGCGGGTCGACAGACACGCCACGGCGACGACATTGGTACTGCCACTGGGGCAGGTCGCGTTCACCGTCTGGAGGGCCATCGTCGCGGTTACGCCGCTATTCATCGTGACTGGCGTCCCGATCACAGAGGGGCTGGTGAGCGTCGTTGTCACGTACTCATAGGCACCGATGTCATAGGTGCCGTTTTGCGGACGCGTGGTGCCGACGAAATCGGTGGTCACGACCGATGATACGAGACTCGATCCTTGATCGATCGCGGGTGAGCCGACGAGGAGCGCAAAATTCCCCACCGCCGCATTGGCAAACGTCGGATTTCCCACCACGGCGCAGCCCGTGCCTGCGACCCCACAGAGATTCTGCGTGAACACTGTTCCTGTCCCCGTGTTTACGTTGGTCGTGGTGTTCTGATAGCAAATATTGTTGCGGATGAGCGCGGCACTTTGCGGGCTCTCAATCAGCATACAGCGTCCCCCGCCCGACTTCAGATTGTTCCAGATGGTATTGTTATAGATTTGATTATTGGTCCCGCCAAAGGCCAGCCAGAGTCCGTCGCCATTGGTATTATAGATCAGATTGTTATAGAACTGGCTGTTATCTCCAGACCCCAGGAGGATGCCATAATCAATATTATTGCGAATGGTATTATAACGATAGATATTTCCGCTCACGCCACCCGTACCGAGGTAGGTATCAATCCCCGCCCGCCCGTTATCGTGGATGTCGTTATACTCGACAATCGAGTTGGAGGCGGTGATCCACAGTCCTGGCACGGTCGTGCGCGCATGGTGAATGTTGCAATGATCGATGAGGATCTCGGTCCCATTAGCGTAGATCAAGCCGGTCGGGCTGGCGGTGACCCCGCCGTTCATAATTTCGGCATTGGTAATCTGCATGTGGCCGCTGGTGGCATTGAAGCCGCCGAGTTTATACCCCTCGCCGGTGGCAGCGGTCGCATCGCAGTTGATCCCGTCAAAAATAACGTACTGCTTGACACTGGTCGTGCCTAATGTCACACAGCGCGTGCCCGCCCCACCGCTCGGCTTGAGCCACACCGAAGCGCCAGGGGCGGCGCGGACTTGTAAGGCATTCGCCCAACTGGTGCCGCCGTTGACGCTCTCATTTAAGTGTTCGGCATAATCGCCCGCCGCAATCTGTACGATCGAGCTTGACCCGGCTCCGCTGCCGGTGCCGATACAACCAAAGGCAGCAGTGATCGTCTGTTTAGGAGTGCCCGGATTCTGCGCCGCCGTACAGTCATTGCTATTACTCCCAGTTGTGGCGACATACAACGTCAGCGGCCCGCCCGTGCCCGTGGTAAACGACCAGACGGCGTCCGCCACCAGCGCATTCCCAGCAGAATCCTTAACCCCACTCGCCCCGCTCAGCACCGTCACGGTGTAGACCGTGCTGGCCGCAAGCGGACTATTCGGCGTAAGCAGTGCCGTGACCTGCCCCCCAGTATAGGATACCGTTGCTGGAATGGTCGTGAGCGCCGGATTTTTCAGCAGGATCTTGGTATTGGTGATGGTGGCGCTATCCATCGTCTCACTAAAGGTGACGGTCACGGCTGCCGTCAGGGGAACGCCAGTGGCGCCGTTGACTGGCGCTTGCCCGGTCACGGTGGGCGGCGTCGTGTCCGCCGTAGTAAATTCATAGGCCCCAATGTCGAACGCGGAGCCTTGGGGTCGGAACGTCCCTTCGAAATCACTCGTCAAGCCAAGCGACGTGAGATTAAACCCCTGATTCACGGCGGCAGTGGAGGAGGCTTGCAAATGGAAGTCATCCGCAGCGGCGTTGACAAAATTGGGGTTGGTAGAAGAGTTATTACTCTGGGTAATGGTCGCAGAACTTCCACCGTTCACCACGCTATTCGATCCGGCATTGTTCCAACAGATATTGTTGCGCACCAGTGCGGTTCCCGAAGTCCCAGCCCCAATGTGAATACAGGCCCCATTCACGTACTGATCGCCCACCGTCCCGTAAATGGTATTGTTATAGATGGAGATATTCGACACGTCATAGTTGCTGGCAATGCCTGCGCCGGTATTCCCATAGACCAAATTGTTATGGACCAGGGTGCCGCTGCCTTTGGTGATCATAATGCCGACGCCAACCTTGCCACCGGGAATTCCATTCGCCCACACGCTGTTATAGCGGGCAATCACGTTATTGGTGTATCCGGCAACACTGGAATTCCAAATGTCGATGCCGACGCTGGCGCTGTGATGGACATTGTTATACTCAAACAGATTGTTCGCGGCGCTGACGTAAAGCGCGGGCGGAAAATCCGCACCAGCGGGGAAATTTGCCCAGTTCCCATTGTTCCCGATTTCGTTGTTCAGATATTCATTGCAGCAGCCAGAGAGCGGATCAGTGGTGTTGGTGGTATTGAGCACGGCGCTCATCCGCGCCCGTTTCAGCGTATTGTTCTGTATGCGAATATGATCGGCCCGGTTGAAAATTCCGTCAATTTTAATCAAATGCGAGCCGTAGTTCGGGTCGCCCAACGAGTGCCCGCCAAGACCATCAAGGGTGAGATTCTGCAAAATAATATAGCGCTGCGCGGTCGCCCCCTGACCAAAGGTGAAGATTGCACTCTCGACCGTCGGGTGTTGGGTGAGGGTGGCGGTCTCTCCGGGATACGACATAATCGTGACGGGCGTGCTCCACGAGGTCCCGGTCGGGACATTTTCAAGATGTTCGGCGTAAGTCCCCTGCCGAATGTAGAGGGTATCTCCGGGTGCGAGACACGTGACACCGGACGCGACGGTCAGCTTGGGCGTTGCGAGGGTTTGTGCCGTCGCGCAGCTCCGCGCATCGCTGCCTCCAGTTTGCGCCACATAATAGTTGGCCGCTTGCGCAGAATGTCCCCACAACAGAGAGAACAGGACGAACACCCAGACGAGTGTGAATTTTGTCATTACCGCCCTACTCCTAAGAGCATGAACTGTGGCACAGCGAGGGACGGCGGGATTTCTACAATCACGGGCGGCTGGTACCGCCGAAATTCCAAGAAGGGATCGCGGTAGAGACTCTGAATTTCCTGGGCATCGAGCGCCCGGTTGTAAATCCGTACGTCGTCCAGCTTACCTTTGTAGAAATCCCCCAAATTTTCCGAGCCGAGATAGACCGGCGTTGTGCTGTCAAACATGGTTGCTGGCGTTGAGCCAGTCACAGTCCCCGGAAGCGGTGCGCCATCCCGATAGATGAGCTGAATCTGTGGGGTCGCCCCTCTCCAGACCCCCACAATGTGATGCCACACGCCTATCGTATCAGTCGTGAACGCTGCCGTACTGCCAAACCACACGTCCCCCGTGCTGGTGGCAGTGACGGATAAGTAATACTTGTTATCTGTGGAGCGCAGCAATTCAAATGATCGTTGAGCGCCAGCAGAGAGAGACCATTTTGTCACGTAAGGTTGTATGACCCCATTCTCTGCTTCATTGACCCATACGGAGACCGTCAACTCTTGGATTGGAAAGGGACGATCAGGAATGGTCACGTAATCATTGGTCCCATCAAAATTGATCGCGCCCCCAAACTGCCCCACATCCCAGGTCGGACCACCCGTCAGTACCCCGGTCCAGCCGTTGCCGCTCACATCATAGGCATTGAGGCCCGCGCCTTCGTTGCACATCCAGTGACCCATACAGCCCCGGTAGCGGGGGTGGCCGCGATGCCCGCCGCCCGAAATTTGCGCCAGTGAGGGCTTATACAGCACTAGAGGCTTACTCCCGTGTAGTTGAGGACGTGGTCGCCCGCCGTCGCACTGAGTGCCACGTTACTATCATGCACGACAAAGAGGCCATGAAATTTGGGCATCTGCCCACCGAAGGCTTGCGCGAGCGAAACTGGACCAAACCAGTACACTCGGCTTGCAGTCGTATCGACAAACAGCCGATCCACAAGCCGGAGGGCCCCGCGCTTGATATTGGCGCTGGTAATCGTGCGGTTACCGGAAGTCCCGGTGAGGACATCAGGATAGGTCGGGGTGTCGTTCACGCTGCCGAACGCCCAAATCTCAATAGTACGGTCCGCCGTCGCGGCGCTGCTGCCCATCGTGATCCTGCCGCCCACCAGGAAATCATTGTAGGTCGTCGTGGTATTATCAACCGTCGTGCTCTGCGTGCCCGCTAACAACACCCCAGCGGTCGTCGATGCCAAGCTAGTGAGCGTGATCGTGTAGGCTGCCGATGCCCCGTAGGTACTCATTTAGGATCTCCTTGGGGTCATGGTAACTGCCACGCATTCAAGACATCGTCGTAGCTGAACGTGCCTTCAAAGGTCAGCGTGGAAGGGCTCGACGTACTGGCAGGGGATTGCGGCGTGGCATAAATCTTCTCGCCGCGATTGGCGAGACGCCGTGCCATTGCCAGCAAATGTGTCCGTTGCGCCGTGCCTGGCCCCCCACTAAAGATGTCGGCCCAGCCTTGCCGGACGTTGGGCAGCGAGGGATTCACGCCCGCCCGATCCGAGAACATATCGCCCCAACAATCACGCTCCCCCTGCGAACGGGCAATGTAGATCGTATAATTCCACGTCGTGCCATCGACCGAGGTACTACTAACAATCTCCGCTTTCGTGAGTGACGTGCGCCACACCCAGAAATCGGGCTGGGCAGGCAAGGCATACATCGCCGCAATCATCGCGGCATTCTCGGTCGTGTGTTCGAGCGCATTCATGACCGGGTTCTTTGCCATATCCGCTTTGAGGGCGGACCATTGTTCTGGGGTCAGTGCCATTGGTTCCTCCTCTAACTCTTCACGAGAGGCTGCCTCACAAACTGTGTGGCATTTGAAAAATGGTGGGGATGGGTTATAGTAGAGGGAGTCGTCTTACCGATGCTGACAACACCGGTAAGACAAGCACCACCATGAAAGGATACTTCACGATGGAACCTTCCTCTCGTTCTAGCAAATCCAATCCCGAATTGACAGGTTTGACAAATCGCATGAAGGCTATCAAAGCCTACAATGCGAAAAAGTTGGCCGTGCCTGCCTATGTTCTGTCTAAGATCCCGGTTCCCCCTAAACAGTGTATTGCTGAAGGATGCGAGAAGACGCGGTTTGCACGTGGGTTGTGTAGTACACACTACACCCGCGCCGTGCGTCGAGAAACTCTTCCGACCATCAGGGTTCGTCACGTTGATCCTACCGCCATTGTTATTGATCCTATGGAAGCCTCGTGGCTGGCCGGGTTCTTCGATGGGGAAGGGTCGATTTCTATTACCAAATGCGAACCAGGAAACTCGTTTCGACGTACTCCGGCGTTCAACTTGGTTGTGGCGATGGGAAACACAGACGAAACCGCTGTCCGGGCATACTGTTGTAGTTTTGGCGGGGCCGTTATTCCCCGACAAAGTGCGACCCCTAGTCGCCGAAAAATGTGGTATTGGAGCGCAGGACAGTGGAACGCCTTGCGATTTCTCAACACTCTTCGTCCTTATTTGCGAGTTAAACATCAACAGGCTGACGTTGCCGGACTTTTTATGGCAACCTTTCTTCCTTCGGGTTGGGGATGGGCTAAGCCCGTACCGCCAGATCTCATCGAACAGCGCCGTTGTTTGTATTTCCGTATGATGGAACTGAATAACGGTGTTGCGTGGCGTAAGCATATAGATTCACAAAAAGTTATCAACTCTTCACTACGACATACTCCGCGCTCATAAACACGCTCGAAACCCCTACGCTGAGCGCCCCATTAAAGGCGGTGTTTTCTGAGATGATTCTTCGCGACGGGCTGTAGTTCTCTCCACCACCGTTCGCTGCTGCCGCGAGGTAGGCAAACGTGGTCGCGCCGTCTTTCAAATCTACCCGTGTGAGCGTCGCGCTCGTGTTATAGGACTTGACCGTGCGGAGCATGATCGACTTATTTGCTCCTGGCGCCGCGACAATCGCGACATCCCCCGTGCCAGTGAGAGTTGCCACGGCCGGCAGCGACGGGGCATTAGAGCGTGAGCCATCGAGCACGGGTAACGGCCAGGGGTTCTTTTTACACTCAATGCGCAGTGTGGTCGTCAATGTTCCGCCGTTCACATACAGGACCCGGAAGAACTCACCAAACAAGTTGACGCTAAAAGAGGCGGCTTGTCCGGCGGCGACGTTCCGGTAATCGGCAATGTCCCAGTTGGTACCGTCCACACTTTGTTCCACCGCCAGTCCATCGGCAGCCGAGGCGTGCGAAGACAGCACCATCACAGTGACACTGGCGTAACTGAGCGTACTCTCGCCCGTGCCGGTGAAGGTGGCCCCGCCCGCTAAGTTTGTGGTACTGCTATTCGCCGTTGAGATTACTGCTGGTGCCACTATATCTATCCAACTTGGGTTTTGACTGCTTCCGTTTGTACTGAGCACCTGCCCAGCACTGCCGGGACCGAGCGGCACCCATGCACTTGCACTGCGGTAGAGAATCGATCCTTGGGTTGCAGAGAGCGTATCCAAAATGGCAGACGCCGCCGCGTTGATCGTCGCATCCCCTGTACCCGCATCGGCACCCGTAGCACTGATTGTGATGCCAGTTCCTTGAATAACTTTCGCCAGTACGGCAGAGCCGGACGTGGTGACATCGAGGTCAGACCGTTTGACTTCTCCCGCGCCAATTTGGGGTGAGCGAACCTGTGTAATTGCCACAATGGAGTGTGCCCCTCTACGCGACCGCGTAGCTCACGCGGATTTTATCCCCGGTCTGCAACACAACGAGTGACGTGATTACTGCCGCCGCAATGGTATAGTCATTCCCTGCCCCTGGTTCCATGAGCAAACCGTTGACGAACACCTCCTCACTCCCGGCAATCGGCGTATTCGCTAGCGTGTAAGAAGTATTTGATCCATTCACTAATCCTGTGGGCGTTTCCCGCACAATGCGGCGTCCCGAGGTCACTTTCAGCCCGGTCGAACTACTTGTGAGTGAGGTGCCGTCGAGCTTCACCTGCAACGCGTCAGTGACAATTTCTATACCGCCCGCCGCCGCCACATTCACAGAAAGTGCAGTACCTGCGCCACCGGCGAGACCATTCCCCGCTACGGCGGCGGCAATCTGCGTAGCCGTGATTCCGGCGTCGGCGACTTTCGCACCGGTCCCACTCGTTGTGAGAGTCGTGCCATCGAGCTTGATTCTGACGCCGGTCGAAGTTTCTAATCCCCCCGTAGTATTGAGATTCACTGAGACGGCATCGGCAGCCACGGTCAGCGAGGTATCCGCAGTGACTACATCAAACGTCGAGCCCGTGAGGGTGAGCCCCGCCCCGGCTGAATAGGACGTTCCGCCTGCGAACAGCGTGAAGACGAGGGGAGTTGTACCAAGGGTAATCGGATCATTGGTAGTGAGGATGAACTGCTTGTCGCCGTTCGTCGTCCCTTCGTTCACCCACATCATCATCCCGCCTTTGACTTCGGCGGACACATCGGCATCAAGAGCACGGGTCCACGCGCCCGAGGCCACGAGATAAATGCCGTTATTCTGACCTGTGCTTTGGTCTTTGACTAAACACCGATCATTGACGCTGAGGGCGACGCCATCAACCGTTTGCGTGCCCGAGAGGGTAATGTTCGCCGTGGTGGCTGCCCGCACCGGATCTTTGACAAGCACACCTTGCCGAGCAGCATCGACCTGGGCGACGGTTGCGGCATCGGTCCCCGCAACGCCTGCCAGCAGGTTAGTAATCTTAAACCCACCGTGTGACTGATCGGCGGTGAAGGCGTTGACACCGTCCCCTCTGATAATGCCACTATCCACGCGGGTCTTATCAATCGAGGCAGATTGTATCTGTCTGTTCCCATTTATTTGGCTGAGCGCCATATTCTATTTTCCTTCTGAAGAAGAACCTGTTACACTGATTAGGCGGCTAGAGAAGGCCTCTCGAACACTCAGTACCTCGCTGAGTTGCCGCGCACACCACGAGGGCATCATGAGGAGATGCGCCATGTCTATCTTTCTTAATTACGCTACCCACCAAGCCGAAAAATTGCGTGTATTGTACCCCTTTCAACTCACGCCGAACGGGTGGAAATGGGTTGCGGTCTGTGAATGTGGGACAGTAAAAATTGTTCTGGGAGCCCATTTGAAAGTGCTGAAGAGTTGCGGATGTTGGAAACGTCAATATTGGCAGGCCCGCATTACCACGCATGGCCAAGGAGGAAATGGGAAAGCCAGAAGCAAAGTCTATAAAACGTATTTGCAGGTTAAAGAGCGCTGCGAGAATCCGCGCACCCAGCACTATCCTCTCTACGGAGCACGCGGCATCCGCTGCGAATTTCAGTCGTTTGAAGAATTTTATGCAACTTTGGGAGATCATCCGGGCACTGGCTATAGTATTGATCGCTACCCGAATAGAAGTGGCAACTACGCTCCTGGTAATGTCCGTTGGGCGACACTGGCAGAGCAGAACAATAACAAACGTACAAACATCAACATCACCTACGACGGAAGAACGCAGACCCTTGCGCAGTGGGCGCATGAAAAACAGATGAGCGTCCCTCGTCTCCACTGGCAATACTACCAAGGGTGGTCTTACGAGCGAATGCTGAGTTAGCTGCGTCGCTGGCATGCTAGTTGCCTTCCTGGTTATTGATAGACAAATTCAAGAACATCGCCCCCGCCGGGCACGAACCCCGTGACAGTTACTGTGCTTCCTGCCACTGTGAAATTATCGTTCGTCTGCCGTAGTCCGTTCACATACATAGACACGGTATTCGCAGCCGGAGTCGTACTGAGGACAAAGACCGTCTGATTTCCACCGAGCGTGAACACATCTTCATGCCACGGAACCGAGGTGCCGCTTCCTGGTGCTCCGGCTGGTCCGACCGGCCCCTGCGGCCCTGGCGGTCCGACAATCCCCTGTGAGAGCAGCTCTGTGACGACAATCTCATGGACGACGGTATCGCCGTTGCTGGTCGAAAGAGATTCAGTCGTGACTTGTTGAATAAGAACATCACTCACTATGGCCTCGTCACGATCAGGTGAATATCCACCAGTCCTTTGCCGTCCGTCAGCTTGACTACGTCCTGCCCAGTCGGGAAGCTATACTTAATATCGAATACGGCATCACACACGGGCGCGAGTTCCGCCGTCTGTTCTTCGGTCAGACTCAGCTCCAACACGCCCGGATCTATCAACACCAACAATCCATCGGTTGCCGTTGGGCTGGTCGAAAACCGCAGCAGCACCGTCTCAGAGGCTAAGGTCGGGCGCACTTTAATTTCCGCCGTCGTACCAGCCGGAAACGGAACCAGCACCCCCTCGCTTTTCCATGTGATCGTCTCCGCGTAGGACGCACCAATCAGGATCGAGAGCCGTAAAGCGGAGACAATCTGTTCGGTCACTCCTCCTCCCTGCTTCCCTCATCATTTTTCTTTGGGGGTGCGACCGGCGGAGACGTTGCACTCGGCACAAACCCAAACATCGAATCATCGAGCCCCTTCCCACGGCGCAAGTAACTGAGCCGCGTCGGCCAAGGAATCGTCGATACAATTGGCGTGGCCGCTCTGGCAGCCCCCTTCTCGCTACTAGAGGGTGTGAGCGCCTCATACACTTGCGGCTCGTTATTGGTTTTGTGAAGTCCCGAGCCTGACACACTGCCGCCAATCCCCACGACAATGTTGTCTGACTCGCCGGTAATTTGCAGAATCCCTGGCGGCGTATTGCCTGGGACTTCCGCCATCTTCCCCACCCCGAAGAGGCCGATATTCTGCGAGTCGTGAATCAGGAGCGTCGGGCTGCGGCCTTCGCGCTTCATGCCGAAGATCCGCACATTCTTAGCGCCCGTGATTTCATTGCCCGCGTGTGGAATCACGCACATCTTGCCGAACTCAGTATTGAGCCCGTAGAAGCTGAGCGGCTCCGTCGTCCCGTTCACATAGACTTGGCGTGAGTCGTTGTTGCGATCGACCATCTTTTGCGCGACCACCTGGAGTCCGTAGTGCTTGCCACCGCCGCCGCCGTTAAACCACACGGCGTAGCGTTTCTGATTGACGGGCGCCCCTGAAGCAAAGCAGTTCGCAAGGAAGGGGGCATCCAACGAGAGCCCAAAGGTCAAGGACTTCCGCCCCGCCCGCCAGCGCAGGTAATACATCCAGTCGTTGGCGATCGGCGCATTACGGAGAAACAACGTAAAGTCAGTGGCCGTAGTCGTAGCGGTCGGATCGTTGTCAGTGAGGAGCATGGGGACAGGAGACGGCGGTTGCCAGGACTTGTGAGAGGCGATGATCGACTTATGGAGGCCCGGCCCCATCAGGACGGTGTTCTTCTTGAGCCGAATGAGGTTGCTCGTGTAGATGGTCCCACGCGGGAGCCACACGCGCCCATGTCCGGCTGCTGCTGCGGCAAGAATGGCATCTTGCAATGGCTTGGTGCTATCCGGCCCAGTATTGCCGACTTCCGGGTCGGTGCCGAGATAGCCGGTCGTGGGGCCGCCGTGCTCTTTGAGTTGGACAAAGGGGCCATCTTCGAAACTGGGAAAGTGACCGGGGACGTGTCGCGAAAGCAGATCGCCGACCGGCGGCCCTGCGTTCGCCATGATGTCTTGAGCGACAATCGGCGCACTGCGTAACACACCGTCCACCACACTCCGCGATTCGAGCTTGTCGGTATTCTTCACGTAGGTCGGGAAAACCGAGGCTTTATTGCTGGCGTCAGCTTGGGTTTGGTCGTTATAGGCAAACTCCGCGATCCGGCTCCACGTGCCTTCCCCACAGATGACCGGGCCTCCGCATGCCATTGTCGCCCCACCCTTATTGCGAAAGAGCTTGGTCGTACCCGTGACGAAGACATTGTGTATGTACAGATCCCGCCCGTTGGGATTATCAATCGCAATCATGCCCTGGGCAGCGCCCCGCATCTCAATGGTTCCGTCATAGAGGACCATCCCCGTCTTCGCTTCAATGGCCGGGGCAGGCGTCGCGGCAGTGATCTTGAATCCGACAAGCACAATCGGCGACGCGTCGGTGCCTTCCGCCGCCGATATTTTTTGGTCAAGCAATTCGACGCCTGCGGCCATCGTCCCGTTGGGCGTGAACGGAATGCTGCTCCCGATGCGGATACCGTAATCGCCGCCGACACATTTTAGTTTCGCGGCGGGTCCGGTGCGCCCGGGCAGCCCGTAGAAGCACGCGAGACTGCCGGTGGCCTCAATCTGTACATCCCGCATGGCGGAATCTTGCGCGGCAGAGAACGCCAGCCCGATAGCACCCGCGTTCCCATTGGTGTTGATACGGATGCCCTCCAATATTTCTCCAAAATTGGATTTCCCGAAGTCGTTGAAGTTAGCCGGAAGGCCGAGTGGGTCGAGTGGTTCCGCATTGGCTTTGGCATTCTGGTTGGCGGCTTGAAATGCACGCCACGCCATGACGGGGCGGGGACTACTCTTATTGGTAAACCCAGTCACGGCGGAGGTTTTGAGTTTCAATTCCGGCCAGCCCTGCGGACAATCCGACTCTCCCCGAAACACATGGTTATGCGGGTCCTGTGGCAGTGGCCCGCCCTTTTTCCAATTCACCCATTCATAGAGCTTGACCGTGTTCGTGACAGCGTAGGTCCCACATTCAAGATAGGTGGCGAGCTGGTTCTCGTGCGCGTCCTCGATACAGGTATTGAGCCCATTGGTTGAATCCCCGCTAAAGTCCTTATTAACGCCGGGATATTTGTTGCAGACCAACAGCCCAAGAAGAAAGCGAGAGTCTGTCTTGGCGGAGTCGGGAATGGATGCGTGCGCCTGAACAGAAAAAAGCAGTAAGAAAAGGCTGATAATTAACGCCATGTGCCTCCGGTCACCATGCCGCTCACGCGATCACTGCGGGGATCGACGATGCGCGCCCGTGGCATATTCGCGGCATTTGGGTAAGTGTTGAGGGGATTGCCGCCCGCTTCACGGACATAGAAGTAGATATTCTGCCCTTGTGTGAGGGTATCTTTGAATTTGAGGGCGTAAATACATTCGGCCTCACTCCCCGCCCCCGCACTCCCGGACATAGTGACGAACGGAATACTGTTGAAACTTTGAATCACCCCGCAGTCGATATTGGCGGTCTCATCACTGGCTAATAACTCCACACCGGGGATGAGAGAGCCGATGCCCAGCGCGGGCGTATAACAGACGGGGGCAGTACAGTCGTCTGTGACGGGGACGGCAGCAGTTTGCACGGTGGGGTCGGCAGGATCGACTTGATAGTAGAGCGGGAAGGGAACCGTCACATGACTGTTGACGGTATTGCGAATCTTGACAATGAGCCGGGCCTGCCCACCCGCGCTCGGCACCAGTTGCGCGTTCAAGGTGTTATAGAGCGGCGCGGTTGCGGCCCCGCCGACATTGGACTGCCACTGATACCTCGTCGTGGCAAGGATCGGCGTCCCACCATTTCCGCCCCCGAGGTTATTGGTGGCAGTGATTGCAGGAGAGATGGAAAGCGCGGGAATCTTCGGTCCCCCGTTAATGGTTGGTGTCCCTGCCGTGACAAACCCCGTTGCCGCATTGTAGGCCACAGTCACGACTTGGGAACTTGTCGTAATCGTGTTGGTCGCAAAGGTAAAGTGAAAACACCGCAGCCCGGTAATAGTCGCAGGGCCGGTCGGAGTTTTCTGTACGCCAGCAACAACAAACGTCCAGCCTGTGAGGCTGGTTCCTTCCATTGGGATTGTGCCTTGATCATCTGCGTTCCAACAGACATCAACCTGATCGGCAGCGAATACTTTGGCTTGCAGCACGGTCGGGGCACGATGGACGTAGAACACATAGCCGTCATCGTTCACGGCATTCGCTCCAATCGTGACGACATTGCCACTTTGGCTGACGTAACCAGTGACACAGGTCGCCGTCGGGGTGCCATTATCTTGCACTTCCAAGAAATAGAAGGTCGTGCATTTGGCATCGACAATCTTCTCCGTACTGAGCAGGTTGAAGGTGAGGCCGGTGCCGCTATGCTTGGTAAAGAAGAGTTTGTGATTCTGTTCGTAGTCTTTGTGCCGACTCCACGCCATCTGCTGTGAGATAAAACTATTGGTGCTGGTATAGATATCCGTGCCTTCGGTCCACGTTCGCCCAGTGGCACCCCGTAAATTATCCCACGAGGGAATGGCCCGCAGCAAATAGATAGAGGTCAAGGCAAAGGTCGGATTGAGAGGCCCAATGAACCAGCCCCCCCACGCACTGATGCCCGTCGCGCCCCCAGAGGCCGCCGCCCGCCCTTCGATCAGTGCAGCTCCAGGGTAGCTCCGCTGGTGAAAGGTCGGTGCCGGTGAGGTGTTGGTGGGCGAGAGCCCAGTTTGCACCGCAGCGACGGGAACAGGGGCGTAGGTGGTCGTGTCCTGTGTTCCGCAGCCGTTCGGCCACGGGTCGTCGAGGTAGCCAAGGCAGTCGCAGCCGTCACAAGCCCCGTTGCCACCTTTTCCACCACTGGACTCATTAAAGAGTAATTGAAAATTGAGGTCGGGGTCTCCGTAGACAGGGAAATTGTCCATCGTATACGGATTGCCACTCATTCCCCCAAACGTGAGCCCGCCCGCGACAACGGCAGCGGCCATTTGGGTCCGCAAGTCCTTGGTGAATTTTTTCCGCCCGACTTCAAAACTGGCATTCGGGCTGGTCGCATTGGGGCAGTTCACTACAATCGGTTGCCCAGTAATAAACCGCGTTTCGTCAAGATATAATCCTGAATAGATTTTTTTGCCGCCGAGGTTGTCTTCGTGTAATTTTTTCACTCGCAGTTCTTGGTTAATATTCATTTGTATCCCGGCATCGTTGCGAAAATTGGGAACAAAAATGACTGCGTTCTTATTTTCCGCATGATAGAGCTGATATTTGAACGTGCCGGGATGGGCTTCGTCGTAGAGGTCGTTATAGGCCGAGGTCATCCCCCAAGCGGTCATACAGAGGGCCGTCTGCATGTCATCTAACACCTGCGAGGCCAGCGGAGAATTGAGCGGGAGGAAGCCCGCGCCGATAGCAATCTTCGTGGGCGAGGAAAATCCACTACTATCACACGAGACCCCTGATCCCGGTTCGATACACGGATTATTGAGCCGCACCCATTTGGCGGCGCGGGCGTTGTTGGAGTTATATTGGACTTTGAGTCCTGCATCGACCGCCGCCGAGGCTTTGGCGGTGGCGTAGGGTTCACCGATGATCCACTCATAGCCAAATTGTTTAGCAATGTTGGTAAACTTCGCCCAATCACTATTGATCTTGCCATCATCGAGGACCGCAAACTGATTACGGAAGTCACCGGGAACAGCCGCAGCTCGGCTAGACAGGCTTAAAACCACAAAAAGTGAGAAGAGAAAGGCGTACATTTATTCGCTCGTGCTATTCACGGTATAGAAGACTTTCGGCGTGGCGTTGATGCGCACGTTCGCCATTCCAACGCCGGTCGTTGATAGTGTGGAGTTAATATCACAGTGCATATAGACGTGGTCGCCTGCTGCGGGCGTGTTCGTCAGGGTAATAGGGGGACTCGTCGCTTGTTCTTCCCGACCCGTCGCCGCGAGTCCAAAGGTAATGAGCTGTTCATTGGCGACGGTGGTTGATCGCGCCGCAATCACTTCATTGTCGCTAATCGCTTGCCCCGAGCAGTGCATGGCGACGTTGCCTGCCGGTGAGCCTGCAACACTGTAGAGGGTAGGGCGAACCGTGACAGTGCCCGCATTCCAATTGAGGGGCATGGTAAAGTCGAAATCGAAGCCGTCGTTGTCATTGGCGCCGCAGGTGAACACCCCGACTTTCGGCTTTCCGCTTGCCACCACTTCTTCGGTGTAGACGCAGCCACCAAATTCTTTGGCCCCGACTTCCACCGATTTGAGCGGCTGGGCAGCGGCAGTGGGATACTCGACTTTGCCCGTCACATGATTTATCCGCATGTGGGTCAGATTACCAAGCTGAAAATTGATGTCATAACCAGGAGCAGTGGAAGGAGCCCGCACGTTGACATCCCCGTCAGGCTTCGTCACTAACTGGCACCCGCTGACCGGGTCGCAGTACAGCGTCATGGTCATATCGGTGGGATCGTTACAGTCGCCGTCTCCGGTAATGTCGGTACAGAACACCACACCGTTGGCGAGAGAGCTAAGGCCGAGAATTTGCTTGCCACCGTTATAGGCTTCCTGCAAACTCGTGGCCCCTACAGTGTCGGTATCGACAGCAGGTAAGGAGATCGAAGTGCCAGCCGCGCACCCGCCAGTCGTCGGGCAGTAGAACAACAAGGCAGGATCGGGGGCGGACGCGGGTTGCATACACGTTTGCCCGGCAGAGAGCGCAACCGTAGTACAATCGGCGGCGGTAATACTCACGGTTCCTGTCCCAGTTCCACAGGCTGCCCCCGTTCCGGCAAAGTTGCCACTAGAATTAACCGTAACGCACTCGTTGGCGGGAATCGTTTCGCTCATACGGAGGAGAGAGCCCGAGCCGGTCGGAGTTTTGAGAGACAGGGTATCAAGTACGCCGCTGGCCGTCTGTTTCGTTGCCCCCAACACGTTCAACTCGGTTTGCGTGGCAATCTGCGGATCGAGCAGGGTTGCTACTTGGGTTGCGGTGAGGTCTTCAGGATCGCCCGTTGCGGCTGTGACCCGGCCTTTGATCGTGGCGGTTGCCATATCAGCGGCTTTGGTATTGGTCACCGCGTTCGCGGCAATCGTCGTGGCTCCATCACCAACTGAGGTGACATCGCCGGTATGGTTCGGAGCGACATAGTTATTGGCGCCGTCGGCGACGTTGATGATCGACCGGACTTGGGCGGGAGTCAGGTCTTGTGGATCGCCCGTCCCAGCAGCCATGCGTCCTTTGATCGTAGTAGTGGCAATATCGGCAAGTTGCGAATTGGTAACGGCGTTGGGTGCGATGGTCGTGACGGTACCCGCTGAGGTGACATCTCCGGTATAATTCGGATGAACGTAATTATTCGCCCCATCGGCGACGTTGAGTAGCGTTCGGACTTGGGCGGGAGTCAGGTCTTCGGGATCGCCGGTTCCGGCTGAGACACGGCCTTTGAGCAGGCCAGAGGCCATATTGGCAAGGGTCGTATTGCTGACCGCATCCGGCGCCACACGCCAGTCACTCGCCGCGACTACGACATCAATCTGATTTTTCAGTCCGGTCGTCACCCCGCCGCCCGTCGCGCACGGACCGCCGAATGAGGTGAAGTTTCCGCTGGCATCCACTTTCACACAGGCGTCGGTGACAAATGCCCCGGTACTCCGCCGAAGGTCCGTCCCCGTTCCAATAATATTGAGGCCACCAAGGAGCGTCAGGTCATTATCAGCAACTTGTTTCTCGCTATCGAGTTCGGCCAGCGCAGCTTGGACTTGATTCGAGCCAATGGTTCCAGCGGGTATGACACTGATGGCGGACGCGGCGTGCGCTGCACTGGTCTGATTGATATGCGCCGCGAGTTCGGGTTCCGTCACAAACGACGGATCGAGCAGCGTGACGACCTGCCCGACAGTGAGGTCTTCAGGATCGCCAGTGGTCGCAGACACACGACCTTTAATCGTGGCGGTCGGCACGTTATTCAGTTTCGCGTTGGTGATGGCATCGGGAACCACGACCCACGACGAGCCCGCACCGCCGCCGCCGGTGACAGCGATGTCCCCTTTGGTCCCGTCTACTACAGCACCAATGCCGCACGGCGCACCGACGCTACTCAAGTTACCGTTGCTATCAACCTTGACACAATCGTTCGTCACAAAACTGCCAGTCCAGAGCCGAATATCCGCCCCGGTTCCCTGGAGAGTTTTCGTCGCCAGCGGGGTGAGGGTATCAGCATCGAGCGGCTGCAACGTCGCCACAACGGCATTGAGTTCAGCTTGCGTCGCGACATCTGCCCCGTTACTGAGATTCCCGGAGGCATCAGTTGTGACGTAATGCCCCGCCGTGAAACTGCCGGTACTGCGGCGCAAATCGCCCCCCGTACCGATGATCGTCAGTCCTGCCACGGTCGTGAGGTCAGGATCGGACGGCTGAAGCCCCGTAATGGCTGCCGTCAGTTCGGACGGAATGACGACATCGAAACATGCCTCAACCGCGCCCATCGTATCCACGCCAAGGGGCGAAAAACCTGGGGAGCAGTTCCCGCCATTGTTGACGAGTGCGGCTGCCGTATTTGGGACAAAGGCGTTGAGTTCGGCCTGCGTCGCTACATCTCCACCGCTTACGAAGTTGCCAAAGGTGTCCGTGGTGACGTAGTGGCCGATAGTAAAGGTGCTCGCGCTCCGGCGCAGATCACCGCCCGTGCCAATGATTTGCAATCCGGCCAGTATGGTGAGTTCAGGATCGGAGGGTTGCAGCCCGGCGACGGCGGTGGTGAGTTCAGACTGCGTCGCGAGTTGCGGATCTAAAATGGCCGCGACTTGGGCGGCGGTCAAATCTTCCGGGTCTCCGGTTCCTGCGGTCGTCCGCCCTTTGATAGTCCCATTTGCCATGTTCGCCAGTTTGGCGTTTGAGACGGCATCGTTGACAATGGTCCAGTTGGTGACCGCATCGACCACATTGATGTCTGCTTTGATACCAGTAGAAACGGTATTATCTCCATCGAGGAGATCGGCGGGCACGTTTTTGAGCTTGGTCCAATCGACGGGATTGGTCGGCGTATTGATGGTACCGGAGAGCGTGAGCCCGGTCGTCACGGCATCGAGTTCAATCTGACTCGCGACATCGAAACAGCCTTCGACAATCCCGCTGGCATCGATCCCGAGGGGGGCACTTCCAGCGACACAGTTGGCTCCATTCGCCGCAAGTGCTGCGGCGGTACTCGCCGCGCCACCTGCGGCCCCTTCCACGCGTACCCTGAGCCGTCCGGTGGTCGGATCGAAGTCACAGACGATGCCAGTGCCGACACAATCCATTTGAAAGGCCGTCCGCAAGAACGTCCCTTCGTCCATCATCCGCATGGGGGGCAGTTCAGCGGAGACGGGCGCAGCTAACAGAACAAGTAGGGAAAGCAGGAAGAGGAATATCATGTGGAAGTATCCCGTTGCGTGTGAAAATCATGGTCTCACCAAACATTTATTTTGAGATTGACCGTCCCCGCCGTTTCGAGAATGCCGCAGAATTGCCCCGCCCATCCTGAGTCGATGGTGACCGTGACGGACGCGCCAGGATAGAGCGGCTCCCCAACCGGGGTCGTAATTAAGGTCGTACAGTCCCCTTGGATCTTGGTAATCAGTAAGACGGTATTGGAGGACGAGAGCGAGTAGAACGTCACCCCTTTGCGAATCGAGGGGACGAGCGCAACAGCGGTCGCGGTATTGGTGAGGGCGGTGATCGTCGGGACTGAGGCCCCGTCTTTATAGGCGGGCGGCACTTGTCCCGAGGCAAGCAGCGCAGAAGAAAAAAAGAGCAGGGAGCAAACCAGGATTCGGAACATGATGAGGGGTCCCCCAGGGATCGGTGTAAGAAGGTGAATGCTCTAGCCTTAGTGTACTACGCTAGACCTCAGACTTTCTAGGTAGGGGTTTCTCGTAGTGTTCGATATGCGGGTCGAGATTTTCCACTGCGACCTGCCGATCTTCAGTTGGTTCATACGTGCTCCGCAGTTGCCATTCCGTAGTTCCATTTTGATAGGGAGCCTCAGCCAGTCCCCCCGGCTCATCTTGATTGGCTATGAGAATTTGCTCGACGGCTTCGATAAAGACCGTGTACGTATCGAGTAACGCGGCAATCACAGGGTCAGGATTGGCGAGATTTTGCGCGAGTGTCACCGTGCGCACGATGTCAGGAAACCTGGCTTTAATTGTATCGGGTGCCCCTTCGACTGTGGCAGGCACGGTTTCTTGCACGCCCAAGTAAATGTTGTCTTCGGTCAGGCGGGCGGGCGCGAGATAGAAGCTCGCCGTTCGATTCCGCAATTCAACCTCGGCACGCACCAGATATAAAACATCGTAAGTATCGGGATAAATGATGATAGGCGTATCAAGTTTAATCATACTGAAACCCAAATATAGCCAATGATGGTACCGCCGATGCTGTAGAGTGGCAGACGGCGGTTTGGTGTCGTGCCAGGGGGCACGGAACTCTGTAAGGCATCCGTCCCGAGGCGGCCCCCGACGAAGGTCCCAGCCGTGCCGCTGGTACTGAAAATAATATTGTTCGCACTGGTCAGGCCAATCGAGGACCAACGAAAACTGCTCGTCCCGAGCTGTAAAATGATCCCGTTATTATTGGTGGACGGGCGCAGCTCCAACGCCCCACCCGTCCCGGCGACTTTGGACTGTTCGAGGCCCGCCCCATCCTGAAAGATCAGACTCGCGGGTGCGCCCACTTGACTTTCTATACGGATGGCCGCCGGGGCATCGATCATAATTTCACTGGCCCCGTTCCCGACCTGATTGACCCGCAGCATCCCGGTAATAATTTTCGTCGCACTGAGATCATTGATCTTGGCATTGGTCACCGCCAAATCTTGGATCTTGGCATTACTCACAGCGAGGTCTTGAATCTTCGCCGTCCCCACCGCTAAGTCTTGGATCTTCGCCGTTCCGACTGCCAAGTCTTGGATCTTGGCCGAACTCACCGACAGATTTTGTAGCTTGGGATTGCTAATGGAGTCATCGGTGTGATCATCAGTAATCAGTCGCTGAATCAAAATGCTATTGCCAGAAGACGGAGAGAACGGACTCAGGTTTGCTGGGTTGCCCGTCGCGACAAACGTGTTATCTCCCACCTTGAACCAGTAATAATACGTGATGCCATAAACAATATCCTGATCGACATGCTTGAGTTGCTTTCCTTGGGCGATGACGACCGCGCTGGCTGTGTCATTGACGGTATTGCGATAGAAGAGAATCGTTCCCCAATCAGGGGGCACGTTGACCACCGCCTGAATCCCGACCGCCTTGGCTCCGGCTTGCCAGAGGAGGACCGCACTTCCGGCGGCGGGCGTCGTGGCATCGCCAGGGGCCGGGAACGCCACAATGAGCACCGGCTGGCTAAAGCGGAAGTCCGCCGCGTTGGCGCCGTTGTAGCTGTAACAGGTAAAGTCATAGCTCAGCCCCGGCTCTAGATTATGCACCGCTTGCACGGCCGTTTGCCCCAGTGTCACTGGCTGCGTCACTTCGATGAATTGCGCCGACCCGACTACATTAGCCCGGAACTTCAAATCACTGACGTTGAAGTTGGGCGCATTCGCTTGCACCGTCACGGACACTTTCACCGTCCCGTCGCTGGTCTGAAATGGGACCGCCGCGACGATGGCAAACCCGATCGGTTGCGGGGGGATGGTAAATCGATAATCGACCAGCGGCGGAATGCCGAGCGACTGCACTGGTTGTGAGACGTAATTGTAAATGTTCGGGTCGAAGCCCTGCACACTGAACGCGAGCCCACCAGCAGACGAGGTCCGTTTCGAGACCAGCATAACGCGCCCGTCCAAGTCCGGGTCGTTGCCCGTGTGAAGCTGGATAAGATCGTTCACCTTGACCGCTTGGAGTTCAAGACTATCGGCAGAGAACTCCGCCCGATACAACGCGGAGGCTTGGTTCTTGGTCAAGTAATAATAGACTTCGCGGTCTACACTACGGACCGCAAGATAGGGAAACTCGCGTGTCACAGTGGACCCGTTCGCACTGCCGAGGCGGAGCTGACTGACCGCGTAACTTTCACTGCCACCGAAGTCCCGAATCAGTTGCGCCTTAAAGGTGAGTTGCTTGTATTGATCGAGCAAGTTATAGGACGCTGGTTCAAAAGTGATGTTCTCCCAAAACGGCTCGATTTCGCCTTCTCCTGCATGAACCGCGTTCAGGACGTGAATCGCGGCGCTGTCAGCAGTATCGGTATACTGCCCCAAGTCGTTGACGCCAATCGCTTCGCCGTGAAACGTGAGATCGCCGATTACATCGAGGGCGAGCCGTTGCGAAGACAACCCCCCTTCGGCAAAGATCGCCGCGCCGTCGAGCACCATCGCTGCGTCTCCGAACGACACGGTATCAATCGGCACCCCGCAGCCATCAATCGGATCACTGAGCAACGCTTGCTTTATCGCAGCGGGGTTGTTGCCGTACTCGGTGGAGGTAAACGTAGCACTGATAACGGCGGGTCCACCGTTGGTATCCCGCTGTGGCGTCGTGAAGCGAACAGTGGTCAGTCCGGGGAGTGGTTCAGCAACGCTCGCGTCGAACGTGACCGCATTACTGCGATACACACTATGAATGCTCAATGCGCCTGGCGTCAGCGGCGTGCGAAACGGGCCGTAGTCCCAGGTGTTGGACTTGAACGAACCTGACGTGTTGCCGACCGGGTTGCTCGTCACCGTCGAAAAAAGGGTCGTCGTCAGATCATCGAAAATGGTGAGTTGCAATTCTCCCTGACTATTGACAATCCGAATATTCCCGAAGTGGGCACCGTATCCGCCGGTGACGTTGGATTCACAGCCGAGGGTATAATAAAAAAGGGTCTGCCCGACTAAGGCAGACAGAGAGATAGTCCGCCGATACCACTGATTAAACGCGACCGCGTTCAGGTCCGTTGCCGGATGGACCGAGAGGCCCGATTGATCGACGGTGCCAGAGGCGCGTAGCGTGATCCCACCAGCGGTGGCGAGGTCAACGGCAATCTGTGAAGACGGAATGAACCAGCGGACATCGTATTCGAGCACGTCGCCAAACTTAACGAGGTACTGCGGGACGTTATCCATGTTGACGTAACAGAACGACTCGGCACTGCCGACCATCTGAAACTCAATGTGGAGATAGGGACGCTGGCAGAGCGGGAGGGGAACTTTGTACATCGTCCCCCACGGCCAGATCACAGCCGGGTCGCCGCTCACGCCCAGATTGGAGAAGTCTGCCGAGGGAAAGACGTCGCGAACCAGTCGTTTCGGAATCTGCACTTGCAGTGGGGCGGCGGCGTTTTCTTCGATGGTGAGGGTTTGTCGTTCTGGCCCGCTATTGATCCGCGTAATGATGCCGCTCTGTCGTTCTAACAGCCTGTTGCTTTCGACTTCCCACAGTTCTCCGGTGGCTGAGAGTCCGAGCAGTTGGCGAGGCGACGGACCTTTGTTAATGTTGATATTACTCGTGACAGCGGTGATCCGACGCGTGCCGGGCGTCCCGTCGAAGGTATCGGGCACTTCCTGTTCGAATACGAGCGGACTCAGGAGCTTGGTTTCAATATTGTCGGCGAGCGGAGATTCTTCGACGTAGTCATCGACCTGATAGCCAGTCGCGTCGTAGCCATCGGCTTCGTAGCCGCCAGGACGAGGAATCGCAGCCGGGTAAAAATCGGCAATCGTTGGGTATCCAGCAACACTCAGGCGAGAGAGTAACGTCGTCACTGTGCCACCCTCACCACCGAGAACTCCGGCGACCGCGCCGCCGTGGCGTTAATATTCTGGTTCCCCCCTGCCGTGTGAGAAACGCAGAGTTCTACATAGTCTCCGATGTTCATATAGAGGGCGATACTGGGACAACAACAACGAATCTCTGCCGAGCCACCAACTGGACCGCCCTCAATAGCCACTTCCACCGTGCCGTTATGGCGGATATGCGCATAGCGTGAGCCGACCGAGCTGCCTGCTGCCCATTCAACCGAGCCGCTCAACATGAACCAGCCTTCCACGTCCACTGTCACACGAGAGTTATTTACCGTGGTCGAATGCCAGCCCGGAGCATCGTTTCGCTCCAAATCAAAGCCGATGGGCGTGACAACCCCACTCACAATCCCCCCTTGCCCTGTGGTCCGCGTAACTCGACAGCCAAGCATCCCCGGCGCGCCGCGCGCATACTGCTTCGCAGGAGTGCCCCCAACTAAGGTATTGTCATGGACCGAAGCCGTTGCATAGTTTGCTGGAAGCGAAAGGCCCCATCCCATGAACGCATTGTCGGCGATAATATGCCAATCGTCGGTGGTAATGCTGAGAAAGTTTCCTGTTCCACTGCCTTTGTCGCTGGTCCGGCAGCCCACCAGGGAGAGCCTCCCACTGGTTTGCAGGATCGTCGAGCTGGTAAAGCTAATATTGGCATCACGAGGGAAGCTACATCCGGCGACTGTCACTTGCCCGCCGCTCACATGGAGGCAGGTCGTGTTGACGCCTTCGGACGTGTAGAGGCGGCAGCCTGCCATACTAAGGAACCCGCCCGACACTTGAATCGAGGCCAGGGAATCCGTGACCACCGTCGCGACATGCGATCCGCCAATATCGACCGTACCGCCTTGAATAAGAATCGCCTGCTTGCCCGCCACCCCATGCCCAATCGAACAGCCCGCAAGCGAGAGCCGTCCCTCAATCATGATGATGCCACACGAACTATCGAACGTGCAGGAGGTCATGGTCGTCCACGTCGGACCGGTGGCCCCTAAGAAGAACCGAACCGCCCGCCCACCATTAAACAAACAGTTAGATATGTGGAGGTCATCCATCCGGCCACAGTTGATCGGATACGTGGTCGTCGAGGCCGAGAGCGCGGTAATTTGATTCGCATTGCAGCCAAACACCCACGCATGGAGCGAGTCGATATAGACACTGTCTAAGGAGCCATCGATATGAATCCCGACGTTAAAGGCCGACATCTCCAGATTTTGGATCACAGAACCGCCACTATTGCCGCGCATGTCGATCCCATCCCAAGCGCGAACAATCCGCACACCGTCCACGCGAAACCGAGGGCAGTTCTGGGCATAGATCGCCGGTACGTAATGGGTCATCGCCGCGACCGTGGTCACATTGGGTTGATCGAAGACGATTTGCAGATGTTCAACTGAGGACCCGAGTTCGCCACCCCGGAGATGAATCACCCCCGGTGTCGCCGTCGTTCCTGCCGGGACATGAATCTTGGTTTGGTCGGCACCCGCGCCGATCAAACGGACTTGGCGGTCGGTGGGGAAGACGATAGCCGTGACAGAGCGATAGGTTCCCGGTGGTACAAAGACGCAGCCACCTGAAAGCGGAACCGCATTGATCGCGGCTTGAATCGCCGTCCCGTCGTTGCCGGTATCATTGCCGAGGGCTCCGTAGGCCGCTTCTTTGACATCGAAGTGCAGATTATTAGCAAAGTTAATGACCGCCGTGGTATCTTGCGGCTGATATTTGACGGGAGGAATCCGGGTAACAAGTGTCACAAGTAGTTCCTATGCGATAGTCCGAAAGCCCGTATCAATTTCCTGACTAATTCCCTGCCGTGAGATCGACACGCCCCGGTTCCGTTCCCACAAGTACACTTCCGAAGAGTCATCCAAATTGAAATAGGCCAGAATCCGCTCAGACGGACGAATGAGCCGCAGCCGATGCCACTGCGCGGATTGGGTCGTGCGAAACCGCTGGCGTGGGGCGAGGGTCTTATAACGAATCCCTGCCGGATAGCCTTCGGTCCAGTCTTTCCCTTCGACACGGTACTCGGGGTCAACGTAGTCTTCAGTCAGCGGAGCAAAGAAGTTGTGGCTCATGGTGACAATCGAGTTCCCCCATGCGGCGAGACCAATGCGAAAATACGGAGCGCCGTCGGTGGTCGATTGGGCGGGAATCTCGAAACGCCCGACGCTGCCACTGTAGGCCGTGGGCAGAAAGAACTTGTAGTAGCCTTCCGGGTCCTGCAAATCCTGGGTGATGGTCCGCATCGTAAAGGACGGGCTGCCGGTCATGATGTCGGTAAACGTCGTGCCATTGCCGATCCCAATACCGAGCGTGGTGAAGTTGGCGTTCAGAATCGCGACCCAGGTTCCCGAGCGCACCCCACCGAAGGCGAAGTTGATGGCATTCGGAGTGATGCCACCCGCACGCCATGCTCGCACGAGCGGGCGCGTCCCGTTCCAATCGCCCATCAACGTCGGTGGAAATCCGGTGAACGAACCTGCCGCCGTTGGTGTGTAGGAGAAGAAGTTATTGGTGGTAATGTACTGGAAGGGACCGGCCATTATCCTTTCCCTCCCTGCTTCAGTGCGGCGCTGATCTTGCCACCCTTTTTCAAGTCGCTGACCACCATCTGAATAATGGCATTCTCTGTAACGTTGGTGTTCTGACTGACGGCCCCACCAACTTGCACGGGAACTGATACGTTGACGGCAATAGCATTGGTCTGTCCTGCGGTCGTACCATTCCCACCCGTAGAGCCAAGCACGAATTTTTGTCCGCTCGGTCCGCCTGTGGTGCTTGGTCCGGTGGAGATAATGTCGGTGAGGAAGTTACCAATCACGCCAGTCAGGGTGTTGATGCTCAGGTCCAGCCGCCCCAGCACGTCAATTTGCTCTTGGGTCAGTTCAGCCTCGCGCAAAGCGCGGTCTCGCTGATCGGCAAGAATCTGATCTTCGATGACGGCGAGATTGCGGATTTCGTCGGCGGCCTCGATCCGCAGTTTGTTAATTTCAATCGTGGTTGCGGCGGTAGCAGCTTGGACGGCGGCTTGCTCTTGCTGTGACAGGGCATCGGCTTGGGCTTGAAAGGCCAGTTGTGCAGCGGCGGCCTCAGCTCGTTCCTGTTCGATCCGGGCATCAATTGACAACAAGGCTGCCGCACTTTGGACGGTCGTATCGGCAATTTGTTGCTGGATAGCTTCGACCCGGCTCCCTGCTTCTGTGGCCTGCGCCCGTGCCTTCTCCAATTCTCCGACCACGGAGTTGAAAAGATTATTGAACGCGGTCGGGTCCAAGAATCCTTTGCCAACATCGAGCTGCTGCGTGAGATTGCGCGAGAGTTGTTGGAGCAAGTCTGGGAGTTGTTCTGGCGTGGCTCCGGCGATCCGCCCCCGAATGCCCGAGGCTTGCTGTTGCAAGAATCCGAGCTGCTCAGGCTTCGATAAATTGGACGAGGATTGCACGAGCCCGGTAATGGTCTGATTGAGGTCCTCCGCCACACGCCGGAACTCTTGGGCGAGTTGTAACTCTTCTTGGAGGGCGTCGATCCGCGCTTGGAAGAGTTCTTGTACTTGGTCTTTCTCATTTTGGAGAGCATTGATACGCTGTTCACTAGCCGCCCGCGCGGCTTCCGCTTCTTTCTGGAGCGATTGCCGTTTGGCATCGAACTCCGCGTTGATGTCGCGAATCCGGTTTTGCAGTGCGTTCTGGGCTTCCTGCTCCTGGGCTTGAAACAGTTCGACCGTAGCCTGTCGGAGAGAACGAACAGCCTCGCGTCCTTGTGCTAACTCCGCGTCCGTAAACGTGGTCCGGGTACTCGCCCCTAATCCCGAGAGCACCCCCTGTTGCCCGGCAATCCTCCCCCGCGCCGCCTCGACCGGCGAAATTGCGCCGATGGATTGCAAGTCGCCGATCACATTGAACCGGAGATCGATCCGCTGTTGGGAAATATCACGGATAGTGTCAAAGAGGTCGGTCGCTTTCTCGGTCGCGTCGGCGGCGGCGTCTGCCACTTGTCCGAAGGCATCCCGAATCTCGCCAACCGCTCCAGCGGCAGCTTCCGCTCGTTCTTTGAGCTTGGTAGCTTCGCCTTCATCGATCCCGTTACTGAGGTCAATCCCTTCGAACAGTTGGTTCTCGATAAAGTCCTTGAGAAAGCGATCAATCGCCAAGTCAACAAACCCATCCCGAATCTGCTCTGCTAAGAGCTTGCCGACATCCTCCCCCGGCTTCGCGGCCTTCACGACATCGACGAAACTACTTGTGATGACATCAAAAATATCAGTCACCTCTTGTAGGTCTCGCTGGAATTTCTCCACATCGAAAATCCCGGCCTCATTGAAGGAACGGAGTGTGATCGCGGCAACGTTGATGGCAGCCGGTAAATCTTGATTGAAAATATCGACCGTTCCTTGGATGGCATCCTGGTAGAATTCAATGCCAATCAAGTTGTCTTCGAACAAGCTGTTGAGTTTGGTGGCGAGTTCGGCAAACGAGAGTCCAGCTTTTTGGACCGTCTCTTGAATGGCGCCGCCAATTTTTTCGGGGTCTACTCCGAGGTTATCTAACAACAAGTTACCAAAGGTGGTCCCGGTCTGCTCAATCGATTTGCCCAATTTTTTGGCCTGATCCGCCGTCAGCGCGGCCCCCAGTGCTTGGAGTTGTTTGGAGAGTTCCGGCCCGATCTTGTCTTCGAGCACGATCTTGGAGGCTTTCAAGAAATCCTGTCCGTCACTGCCCCCGAACATTTTCTGCGCGAGCTTCTTGGTTTCTTCGAAGAAGTATTCGCCGGAGTCAATTTCTGAGGCGAAGGTAACTTGAATGTCTTTAAGGAGGTCCTTTACGCCCTTGCGGATTTCGGTCCCCTTACTGGGCGTGGACTTGAACAGCCCGCCGATGATGGAGCCAAACAAACTCCCCACGCCACCACCAATGGCCGCGCCTAATGCCGTCCCCCCAGGACCAAAGAATGAGCCGATGATACCGCCGCCGATGGCTCCCACGGTGCCACCGATCGTTCCCCCAAGCCCAGCCTGTTTACTGCCACCGAGCCCAAGCGCCCCCGCAAGCCCTTTCCCTAATCCGATCCCAGCAGCCCCTCCGGCTGCGGCCCCGAAGATTTCCCCGAACGAGGTCCCAGCGGTAGCGGCACTTGCTTGTGAAGAGGCCAGCGGCGCACTCCCAGCAGCAAACACTTCGTCTGAGATTTGCGTGAATCCCCCTTGAAATCCGGTCCCAAATACCTCCCCGAAGTTTTGCCCTTGAGTGAACACCAGCCCTTCCGTCCCACCGCCACCTCCTGCTCCGCCGAAGAGATTGCTAAAGAGTCCCTGTCCCCCTTGTCCGATGAGACTACTCAGAATGCCGTTGCCACCGAACAGATCACTGACGTTCTCGATAATCGGCTTGTCGAATCCTTCCTCTTTACCGACCAATAACTGCGAAAAGAACCGCGTTGAAATGGATTGGCCGAGGTCATCGAAGATGGCGCCGAGTTTCTGCCCTCCTTCGGCAATGCCGCTGGCGAAGTCGGTAAAGAAGTCACGAATAGTGCCAGTGCTGACGAGCGCCCGTTCGGCCTGTTGTTTCTGCAAATCGAGAATGGTCTGCTGGGCTTTGATCCCTTCCACAGCAGCAGCGCTCTGCGCGCCAGCGAGGGTCGTTTGCGCGCCGGTTAAGGCAGCAACGGCATTTTGTTCTTCGAGGAGAAGTGTGTTGAGCTGTCCTTGCAACTCAATCGTTTCCCCCGTCGCGGCAATCTGATCTCGTATCTGCGCTTGTCGGGCTTGGACGGTAGAGAGCTGTTGTTGCGCGAGTCTGACGGCGTTCTCTGCGGCCCGGATGTCGGCTTGCGCCCGCTCTTTGGCGAGGGCAATGAGCCGATTCTGCGCGGCGCTCAGGGTCTCGAACGAGGCCCCTTGGGCTTTCAGTAAGTTCAGTTGTTCTTCTTCGAGCGCGATGCGATTATCGAGTCCGGTTTGCGCTTGTTGTTGTTGGGCTTGTTCGACAGCGGCGGTCGCTGCCCGGACCGCTTCAATCTGTTGCGTTTGTTTGAGTTGGGTCTGAAAGTTCTCTTGCTGTTGTTTCAGAACTTCCTGTTCGCCATTGATTCGGGCGATCACACTCTTACTTTGTTCACTGGTAATCTCAGCCCCTAATGCCTGCACTTTTGCCTGTGATTGCGCCAGTTCAGTATTCTGTTGGGTGATCCCCTGCGTAATTTTCGCAAGATTCGCGGCCTGGGTCAGAGCTTCGCCTTGATTCCCCTGGGCAATCGGACGACGACGTTCTTCTTCCGCCACCCGCTGAAGCAGAGAAATGGAGTTTCGCAAAATCTCTTGTCGTGCCCGTTCGGCGCTAATTTGCGCTTGTACCGACCCCACGCGGGCCTGCCCGACCGTCTGTTCTTGTTGCGCGGCCTGTTGCGTGAGCGTAGCCCGTTTGTCTTCGACATTGGCCAACCCCGCAAGGGCTTGGATTTGCGTATTGGTCAATGCCAGTGCGGCTTCAGCAGACGAGAGCCGCCGCCGTGCTTCCGCCTCAGCCGCTTGGGCACGGGTTTCGGCTTGAGCTTGCGAGGCTTGAGTGATTCGTTGCTCAGCACTGAGCTTGATTTCGACAATCTTGCCCGTAATGGCCGTTTGCTGATTCAAAAACTTCTCTTCAATCGCCGCGCGTTGATCGACGTTCGTGACCGTCGCGAGTTCCGTCCGTCGCGCCGCCTCGATGCGGGAGAGGGCGGCATCCTGAAAAGCAGACGCATTCCCAGTTGCAGCGGCGCCTTCTTCGATCAGTGCCGCACTCGATTGCGCTGCTGCGAGCTGCGCCGCCCGGATGGCTTTGGCTAACTCTGGACTAATCTCAACAGTCTTCTGCGCTTCGACGTTATACTGAGCGGCGGCCTGCGCGAGCCCGAGCATCGCACCCGCCGCAAGACTGAGATTCGACGGGAGGTTTTTCGCCGCGCTCGCAGTGTCAGTCAGTGACCGCGCCACCGAGGCAAACTGTCCGCTTGCCCGTTCCGCAGCAGTCGCCCCGACACCAAACTGCGAGGTAAATTCTTGCGTGGCGTCGGCACTGTCTTTGAGTGCGCGGGTCAGATTCTGACGGAGGACGAGGGCAGACTTTGCGAATGTGTCTGCCGTTTTATCTGCCCCGACCAAGTTCGCCGCGAGTTCGGCAACGTCAGTCGCTCCGGCGGCAGCTCCTGTGGCCAGCGTTTGCACACCAGTTTCAACGATCTTGAGTTCCGTCCCCACACTAGAGAGCACGTCTCGGAAGAAACTGTAGACTTTAATCGCATCCTGAGCCGCCGCAGCAGCTTGTGAGGTTTGCTGGGTCGCCGCACCAGCGCCACTGCCTGCCCCAATTTCCACTCCGGCCTGAGTTTGCGGGAGCTTAATCTGCGGAAGAATTTCTTTCGTGTTATTGAGTTGCCGGTTGACTTCGAGGAGAAATTCCAACACTCCCTGGAGCGCATCTTTGAGCAGGTCAAACGGCGCCTGAAAAGCCCGGCCTAAGAGTTGACCGCTAATATCGGCGATCGATGAGGTCAGTCCGTTAAAACTGTTTTGGACCGCAGTGCCTGCCAGTGCAAATGCGGAGAGCCGCTCATTGATAAACTCAAACAGGCGCCCTTGTTCACGCGCGGCAACGACCTCGCGTTGGCGGATTTGCAGGGCGTTGGCCAATCGAGCATTCTGGTCAATCTGCCCATCGGCAATAGCACGGACTTCCTGGCTCACTTGGCGCAGCGGAATCCCGATCGCGGTAGCTGCCTGGACAATGAGGGTCGTTGCCTGTTGCGCTTCTTTGAGGGACAGACCAGCCGCCGTCAGTGGCCCTTTCGCTTGTTGAAACGCATCCACGAGCTGCTCTGTGGTGGCGACCGTTTCGAGGGCGTCTTTTTGAATATCCTTGATAATCCCCGACGCAACTTGCTGCGCAGCGGCAAACTTCTCTGCGCCTTCGACCGTCCGCCCCTGACTATCGACAATCTTATCTTGCGCGGCGACTAGCGAGGCGAGCCCAATCCGTTGCTGCTCAAGGGTGGCGTTATAGCGAATACCCTCTTGCGCGATAGCTTTCACGCCATTCAGGAGTCCGGTGACCGCCGTTGCCGCCGTGATGCCGGTAAACACCCCAAAGGCTTGTTGCAGGATGGGACCAAGGCCACTCGCCGCGACCCCGGTTTGTTGGGTCGCGTTGCGAACTTCCTGCAACGATTGGGCGTTCTTGGCGAATTCCTGCCGTGCAGTCGAGAGTTGTTGGGCGAGCTGGCGATTACCGGTTGCAGCAAACAACGCGGCTTCGCCGACGCGCCGTTCCGCCTCGGCTAACGAAATCGCCCCTTGCTTGGCTTGCTCTTGAATAGCGATCTGTTGACGGAGAAGACTCAATTCTCCGAATCCGCCCGTAGCACCTTGCGCTTGCGCGGATCGGAGGCGGCGTAAGGTCTCGGCAATCTTCTCAACGTCGGAGACCGTCCGCTCCGCAGCGTCCCCCATCGCATCGGTCGCACGAACGAACTCATTGGCTCCTTGGGTTGCGCCGCTGGCATCGATGGAGACATTCAAGGCCATCAGCTAATGACCCCCCTCGGCTCAGGCTTCGCCAATTCCGATGGCTGCTCTTTCAGTTCTTTTTCTTCATCCTGGCGCTTGTGAACGAGCGAGACAAATTCAATATCGAGCCCCCGTACACAGTGCAGCAGCCAATCCCGATGGGCAAAGTTATGCATCCCGAGATGATTGCGGAGATAGCCAATGATCGCCGACGTCGGAATCGCGCCGATGCTGAACCCCGTCTGCCGGTCAGCTTGCAGCATCCAGAACGTGTCCCACGGCAACTGGAGGTGGGGCGGGAGCCGGGGTTGGTCGATCAGCGGTTGCACGTCATGCGGCATCGTCTCTCCGGTCGGGTCATCCTCTAGCGCTTCCAGAATGTAGCCTTGGAAATCTTCGATGATGGGACGGTCGGTGTCCTTATGCTGTACCTTCCAGTGATAGTGCCATTGGAGGTACTCGGTTAGTTTTTTAAGTCCGCCCTCAGTTGGGCTTTGCCAAACCGCGACTTGTCACGGGCAATACGAAAGATGGCATCCCGGAGCCGGTCGTAATTCGCCAGAATCCGCAGTGCCTCACTTTCCGAATACGGCACATCCACCCCGTTCTCTTGCAGCCCGCACCAGTCTTTGACGAGGTGTTTCGCCCCCGCCGTGTTCTCGATCGAGCGGGCAACTTTGGTCGGAAACTGTCCGCCGTTGGCGTCCGAGAGGTGCATCTTCTCCCGCATGATGTGGGTCAGAAAATCTATGTACTTGGGGGAATCGGCAGAGGCGATTTGAAACCACGTGCCGGTGCGATGGCCGTTGTTCTCGGCATCTGCGGACATCGGCACCCACACGCCTTCTTCTTCGGCGAGTTGGTCACTGAGAAATTCGTTCAGATCCATGCGGGGGGTCCTCCTGATTAGCGTGCTCCTGTTCACGAAACCGTCATGAGTGAATAAAGTGGGCTGACGGACGACACAGGAGGTGAGACATCGCCGGTTCGGGTCGCGCACCCTAGCCAGCCCACAGCGCCTTACGCGTGAATTAAATCGACCTGAAACATGCTGGCCGTGAGGTTATCGCGTACAGCGGTCCACGTGAGGTTTTGCAACACTGGCTGGTTCTGCCCTTGCTTCCGTAACTGCCCGGTCAAATACATCGCCGGAGCGGTAAAGATCATGTAGTTGGGCGGCGTCGAGCCATCCTTAAACGGCAGTACCAGCGACGTGAGCGTGTGATTGAGCACCTTGCTCAGCATGGTCACGTCTTCAAAATACGCTTCGAACGGGCCGGTACAGGAGAACGTACCATCAATCAGCGCCGCTGCGGCTGCGTTGGCGATCGCTTCCGCTTCCGTCACGTTACCGTTGACCGTGACGCCGATTTGCCGCAACCGGGTCAAGAGCGGCGTGTTCCCTTCGTACACAATCGGCACGTTACTCGTCGCGTTCAGCACGGGGGCGGTATCCGCCGCGACGATGGAGCCTGAGCCTTTCATCGAGGACGTTTGCGTGGTGACGTTATTGCCCAAGAACCGTGTCGTCCCGGTGAGCTTTTGCCGAGCTTGGGCGGTCATGGCAAATTCCACCGGGCGGAACCCGACGCCGCGCTGGTAAGTGGTGGTCAAATCGGAGAAATTCTCTTCGACGGAGAAGGACGTTTGCGTGGCGATCCCCGTCCGGGCCATCTTGCCTTTGAGCGTCACTGAGGGGCCAGCAGTCTGGGTCACAATCGTGGCGGCGCCACTCGCTTTGAAGAACAAACCAAAGACAATCTTTCCAGCGACCACGCTGTCTACTTGCCCGGCTCCGTCATTGAGCCCGCCGGTCGTGCCGCTCACTCGTAGCCACTGCTTCACGACAACGCCAGTTGCCAGAAGTCCGTTGGCGGAATCGTTCACTGAATTATCCACACTGGAAAAGGCGAGGGTCGTGCCGGTGAGGGTAACTGTCACCACCGCGCCGCAGAGGGTCGCGATGATAAAGTCGTCGAACGCCCCGCCTGCCGAGACTTCGTAGTTAATGGCGAAGTTAGCGGAGTAGCCGACCGGAATTTGATCGGTGACTAACCGAGACGCGTCGATTTCTTCCGACTGCACATTCTGTTCGGTCCGCACGAGACCGTCGCCGCCAGCGGTGAGACGGACGGTTTTAATGTTGGGGTTGGTCGGGGTGACCCCGTAGGTAGATTCTTGAATGTAGTAGGTGCCGACGCGACTACTGCTCGCTAAAGGCATAGGATTTTCTCCTCAAGTTATTCAGGGTTTAAGTGTCGGCATCTTTCGGTGGAACAAGGTAATACTTGCCGTCGTGATGTCTCCAGACCGTGCGATGGGCGCCGGTTCCCATGTGACGAACAAACGAAGATCCATCATTCCATTCCTCGATAATTTCCCAGTACGGCCCGGTGAGCGTAGAATCTTCGATTGCCACATGATCACCTACCATCGCGCTACTCGACGAGTCTCCGCTGTGTCGCCTTTTCGTTATCGACCCACGAGATGACATCGATCTTTGGCTCCCCTTGCTCGATGTCGTAGCGGGTGAATCCGTCTTCGGTGACCACGAGCCACACCCCGGTCCCTTGGTTCATCGACTCTTCCCGTTCGACATAGATCATGCTCTTGGGCACGTTGACGGCGGAGACAATCCAATCGTTGGCGTCCCACTCGATTTTGTCTCCTTGCCGGACGGGTTCAGTACGGCGAGGCTCGCCGATGGGTTGCGGTTCGGAACCTTCTTCCTCAGATTCTTCGTCCTCCTCATCCTCCTCCTCCGGTTCATCTTCTTCAGGCTCAGGGTCGGTGGGTTGCCGTCCAGCAGCTTTTGCTTGTTGGCGGCGCATTTTTTCGCGTTGCGCTTCCTCTAATTCTTCGGGTGTCAAATCAATTACGGACGGGCGCGGGTTTCTGACCCCTATCGGGGGTGTTGGTGTTTTTGGCGTATCGACCATCGGGCTAGCCTCCTTGGGCGTATTCGTCGCGCTGGTATTCAATCGTGACGTTGACCTGGTAGCGGTCGTTGCTCTGTCCGACCTCGATAATGTTTCCCGCCACACACGCAAGCCGTTCGGTAGGGGAGATGGCAAAGGTTTTCACTCCTTTCCCAAACAACGCGAGCCACTGATCGGCCAGGGTCAGGATCGGCCCTCGGCCTCCGTTCCCAATCCCGAACACTTGCCCGGTAATGAAGCCGGGAAAGCGGTAGAGTTGGGTCTCCTGTACGTTGCCTGTGGTGATCGGCCCGCCCAGCGTATTCTCAAGCATGGTGAGGGCGACATGCGGAGCATTCGGTGGTTCAGCAAATGCAGTCCCCGGAAACTTGACGGGTGTTGCCGTCCAGTTGGCGAGGACAAAGGTTTCAATCGTGACCACCGCCTGGGGATAACTCACAGCCCCTCCTCCGCTGCGACCTGCGCAAAGATCGTTTCGGCTTGGGCTTCCGTGGCCTGCACGGCTTGGGCAAGCAGGAGTTTAGGAGCAACGTAGCGCGTCCCGTACTCGATAAACTGGGCGTAGTTGGCACCGTTGGCGACATAGACGGGTGCGTAAGGATCATCGGGGAACACATTCGCAACCCCGGTAACGGTCCCAGTGGGAATATCGGTGGCCGGTTCCGGGGCAATATGCCATTGTGCACGCGAGAATCCCGTATCGACGGGCCAGGGTTCCACCACGGCACCAAGGACGTTCACCGCCAGGGCATTGCGCGCCACACCAGACACGCGCCGGACTTTGACGGTGTAGTTGGCAATCTCGGCTTTGAATGCAGGGAGGTTCGTGACTGGCATACGTTCCTACGGACGGGCGTGCATAATCCAGGCAACACGGTTACCGATGGGATGGGCGGTCTGGACGGTGTACCGCGCCCCATTGGTGACAATCGTGTCGTCCGGTTTGGGTTGATAATTGCCGGGCACATCGGCCCCGAGGACAAAAAAGTTGTGATCGCTCGCCAGCACATTCACGTTATCGATGCGGCTCTTCCGCACGCGGTACATGATGGCGCGGATCGCACCGTAGCGGATCGGCTCACTGAGCCCCGTCGCCGGGTCATACACGCCACTCGCCGACGGAATAATATCGACGGAGACCACCGGCCCTTGTGGTCCGCTGAAGGTGCCGACATCGAAGCGCGCCAGAGAGTCCCACAATAGATTGTAGTTCATCGGTTTGTGTCCTCTTGGCCTGTGACCTCGGTCGAATCAAATTGGCCTTGCGGGAGGAGGGCCGGGACCCGGTCAGGATCTTGGTTGCGGGTATCAACATCGGCTTGGGAAATGCCGCCCGCGAATGGGGCAATAGCAAGACTGCTCACCGCCCACTCGCCGCCGCCTCGTTCAATGTAGAGCGTGGCGAGCTTGCTATAGTGATCGAACAACTGACCCGCACTCACACTAATGTCACCGCCGATACTGTGATCGACGACTTGGGCATACCTGGCAGCCAGGGATTGCGCGGCCAGTCCGGTCGAGAGGGTCACGCTTGCCCCTGACGCCAGGAGTGCGCCAATCTCCTCATCCGTGAGGAGCCACGTTTGCGGTCCCACATCCCCTAAGTTGAAGCGGACCTTGTCTTTGTCGGTTGCGAGGGTTGGATTGTAGCCGCAGGCCATGATCCGCTCCTAGCGCAAGACCAGATATTTCCAGGCGCCCGAAGCGAGATCGAGCAACCCGCCGGATTCATTCTGGACGCGAATCGAAATCACGTTGGCAGCTTTGACATAGCCAGTGACCACGACGCCCGCCAAATTATACGGCGCCGAGACGAGGACGAAGTCTCCAAAAGCCGCCCCCGTAGCGGGAATATCTGCTGAGGTTTCACCGACTCCATCGGCGAGACTGGATGGGTCATAGGTCGCGGTGCCTTTGGCGATCACCGCCAAGCTGCCGTTGCCGAGTTGGGCACGTCCGCGTGTATAGAGACTACTCACGAGTCACCTCCTTCAGGTGATATTATTTTCTCCGGTCCTGCTGACGGACCTCTTGCGGGTGCGCCGCCCGGACGGGCGTCTTGCCTTCCGTCCGTTTGACCTCCGTATCCGCTCGAATGGCGTCAGCCTCAGGCCGGTCGATCACCGGCAGCAAGTAGCCTTGCCGATGGAGGGCGGCGATATTGTTCACCGGATATTCACTTGCAGTGAGTATCGTGCCAATAGGCAACAACGCTCCCTCAGCAGCGGGAATCGCTTTGGCGACGAGATAGAAGGTAAAGCCGGGCGCGCGCATAGACATCTCCCTGAGGGCTAGGCAACAGCATTCTCAAAAAAGTAGCCGACATCCGGCGCGACGACTTTGTTGTCCCACGCCATTTCGATTTCCAGCCGGTCACTCTTGATTTCGGGAATGTAGAAGCGCGTCACGCCGACATTGAGTCCTAATCCTTGCGAGACGCCTTGCCACATGAAGGTATAACCGCCGCTTGGGGTATCGAGCGCGGGCGTCGGTGAGGCATACACCACCAGGGCGTGCTTGCCTTGGATGAAGTCATAGTTCGGGGACCCGCCTTCCACGTTCGTGGCTTTGACGGCACCGGAGACCAACACCCGATCAATGCCGAGGATGTTCGCCATCATCTCTTCCGGCAGAATGCGCGTAGTCGTGGTGCTAATACGGTCGATAAACTGCGGATGATCTTGGAGGATATTCCACACGTCCCACCCGAGCACGAGGCGATTGGGTTTCATCCCGGAAATCACCATCACTTGCCGGATTGCCGCGCGAATATTGGCAATCGGATCACTGCTGGTGTAGTCCGACCATTTGATAAAGTCGGTCGTGCCCGTCTTCGTCGTCCCCCACACACCTGCTTTGAAGTAGTCGTTGGCAAACTGCACTTCTTGTTTGATGAGGCCCATTTGGGTGAGCCAAGTCGTTGCATTGCGGTCCGGGTCATTGGGCGGCATCGACGCGGCACGGGTCTGATGGTCGATGTCCTTATGCAAAGCAAACACATCGACGGAATAGCCGTCCGTGGATTCCCGGTAGCCCGAGCCGGCAGACTCCGTCCCTGGCGGGCGAACCTGCATCTGGTCGCGCATGAAGTCATTTTTGTCGAAGATAAAGTATTTGCCGGTGGGCCGATCCACCGGCACGACTGGAAAGACTTGGGTCGCAATGAACCCGGTCTGCATCTGCATGTAGGCCACGGAGATGTTGGTCTGGATTTCGTCGATATACACTTGCCCGATATGTGGTTGCGGCATGATGTAGGTTCCTCAAGAAGATGTCGCACCCACCGGCAGTGCATAGCCGAGAAGAAAATTCGCGGGCCGACGCGGGCTCGGTGCTCCCCGCGTATTCGGTAGCGAGCCTAGACCCGCGAAACTTTTTGTTACGTCGCCCGATGGACCGAGCCTGCTTCAATCGAGACCGTCGCAAACTCGTTGGCGTTCGACACCCCCTCGACCACGCGTCCACAGACATAGTGCGTCGTATCGGTGCCAGGGACTTTGACAGCGCCGCGCCCATCGGCAGCAGTGCCATAATGCGTCCCTTGCGCCATTGCGGCGCTCGCAATCAGTTTCGACATGCCATCAAAACAGACCGTCGCCCCTTGTCCCGCGAGCGGGGCATTCTGGAGGATGCCACACGGAGGGTCAGTGAGGGCGGCACACAGGATTACGGTGTTATTGGTCCCGCTCCACTTCACCAGCTTATATTGATGGGCACTGAGGTCCGCTCCAGCGATGGTCCCGGCATAACACGTCATGACTGCTTCGTAGGCCATACTCGTCTCCTTACGTATAACTAAGTGTTCTAGTGACCGAACGACCGATTCCGCAGTTCGGCGGTATAGCGTGCGGCCAGCTCCGGGTCCGCCTTCGTTACCATATCAATGGCAATTGGCTTTGAGGTCGCTTTCCCCTCTTTCACCAACTGTTCGGCCCGTGCCATCAACTGGCCGTAGGCGCTGGCATCGCCGGTCACCATCTCTGAGCCGCCGATTTCTTTGAACAGGTTGCTGGTCTTCAGTTGCTCGTTGGCCGCCTTGAACGCCGTCACAACGAGGGCGGCTTCCTCTTTGGTAAGCGTAAGCGGCGTCTCGCGTTTGCTATCCAGTTTCCACAGCAACACGCCTTTGACGGTCGGGGTTCCCTGAATATGGGACAGGTCGTTTTTGGCGAGGGTGACGAACTCCACTTGCTCACGCCGATCCTGTTCAGCTTTCGCCATTGCGACGGCCTCGCCTGCGGTCTTGGTGGCTTCCGCTGCTTCTTTGCGCGCACTCTCAGCGTCAGCCTGGGCTTTCTCCACATAGGCACGGGCTTCCGGCGAGAGACTCTTTAGTACGTCGTCCGCAGATTTTGCGGTTGCCTGATGCGGGGTCGGCGGCGCAGGGGGTGGGGTCGGTGCAGGCGGCGGCGTCGGATGAGGAGCGGGAGGAGTCGGATCTTGCGGATCGGCAGCCGTGAGTTTTTTTTCATCAGGGGGCATAGTGTCATCTCCTTTTGCTTGCACCGTTTTTGCTGGTGGCATGGGACGGGGCATAGTCTTATCGTCTTGGTAGTCCGGCTCTTGTTCCCGGATCATGGCCTTCAGCGTTTCGAGCATCCGTTTCATTTCGGCCATACGGGACGTGCTAATTTTACGACCGGCCTTCGTCATCTCGTCAGACTTCCCGCTTTTGAAGTCCGCCACACACTGGTTGACGGCCTCGGTGAACTGCCCGATGGATTGCTGCACCATCGCCGGACGATTGGCGCTGCTATCATTCATGATCGAGGACATCGATTCTTGAAACGCGCCGTAAATATCCATGAGCTGGTAGCTCATGCGGCGCATGGCTTTTTCTTCCATCACGTCATCGAAGGTTTCAGCCTTGGGGCTCTCGCCATAATCTTTCTCAATATCAGTAGCTATCTGTGTGGTGTCCTCAGCGGACCAGCCGAGTTTTTTGCCTACCGCAGCGAGCAGCAGGCGCGGCCATGAGGAAGACTCAGTGCGCTCAGGAGGTGATGATGAGTCGGTCCCCCCAACAGAGGGGGTAAACTCGGCTGGTCCAGCGGAGCTTTTGGGGGGCGTCGCGTCGGATGCCCCCGCACGAGGAGAGTCCTCTGGCGAGGTCTCCTTCTTGAACAAGAAAATTTTCGCGCTTTTATTCGCGGGCGAAGACACAAAGCTACCTTCGTTGACTTCGAGGTCAGTGAGTTGATTAGGCACTTGTGGGTATCCTCCGCCCGGTTCCACCGATAGAGAACGCGGAATACTCGCCGCTCTTGATGCGGCTCCAGGTCTCATCGTCGTCGACTTTGTAGCCGACCCACCACGCACACTCCGGCAGAATGCCAGGGGCGATCCCGAGGGCGGCGGCTTTCTCTTTGGTGAAGCACATGGACTCCACGAGTCTTCCGACGCCAACCCGCTGATGCATGTCGCCTGCGTTTCTCGCAAACAAGTTATAGTTGTAGACCGCCTTCTCTAATTCTTCGGGTTCGATGTAGTCATCCTGGGCATCGACGATGAGATGCCCGTGTTCATCTTTGGAGACGGAGAGGAAGCCGAACACGAGCCGTTGGTCGGTATCGACTTTTTTGACGGTCAGTGGAAGTTCCCAAGTTGCCAAGCGAGGTCCCCCAAACGAATAACAAAAAAGCCGCGCCCCAAAAGTAACGAGTGGTTACTCTGGAACGCGGCTCATAAACTTGCGCCGCGAATCTCACACCCGCTGTGTGAGTGAGACGTGACTACAAACGATGTCTCTATGTCTGATTTACGCTACAGAACAGGACGCTGACTTTCAAGAGGCTTTCCCCTCCGACTGCGAGTCGTGTCACTTGCGCGCGCGGTCTTCGAGTATCTGCGCCCGAATCCGTTCTTTCTCTGACAATGAATCTTTTCCAAGGAACGCCACACCAAAGGGAATCGGCTGGCCGTCTTTCGTTATTCCTTCGGCGATGGCGGAGGCGCTCTCACTAGGGACAGGCAAATCGACGATTCTGAGAATGGCTCTAGTCGGGATAGTCATATCACCGCAGCCTTGCTGCTTCATGTGTTCCTGCGTCGGGAAGGTCAGATGTGGAACCACGACTTTGCATTGATCAGTGTCGTGCAAGAGCCAGCCTACCGAGCGACAAAAGAGCGGGGCTGGTGCAGGAACAGCAATATCTTCCCACTGTGACGAACAGCCAAATGAATCAAGCCATTCAATGAATACGAGACGCACGAGAGTATCCTATGGACGGCGGCCTTGTTCTTGCGGTTTCGGGGCTTCGCCTGGCTTCTTCGTCTCGGTGCTGGCCTTCTCTACGGCCTCAATTCCCGCCTTCACTTCTTCACCGTGCTTCTTCAGCGCTTCACGGGCCTCGGGCGTCATTTCCACTTTGGGCTTCTCGGGAAAGCCGGACTCAATCAGACGGCTGAGACTATCGCGCGCGCTGGTGATCTTTCCTTCCATACTCTCCTGCTGATGTACGGCCTCTTCGATGGACGCCTGGGCTTGTTTTTTGGGATCTTCAGCGGGCTGCACCTCTTCCGTTTTGAGAGCTGCCAGCGCCTTTTTCATCCCTGCGGCTTCCTTCTGTGTTTCGGTGAGTTGTTGCGTGAGGAAATCGCGGACGCCCGTGAGGTCGTGTGCTTGTGCCATGAGATACTCCTTTAAGAACAATAAGTGAAGTTGGAGCCCGATAGTGGTAGGCTACCCTACACGGCGTCTCTTTTCAATTGCGATGGCGGCGGTTGATTTACGAAAGCCAAGGTCAGGCGTCAACACGATGTCTGAAATATCCTGATCTTCGTTGAACCGGAGCACGAGCCGCAAGCCACGGAGCGAGGGCTTATTCAAGAGATCGTAATAATCCCCGAGATGGGCATTGATCGCATCGCTGATGTCTTTGGCTTGTGACATTATTATGAACCAATTCCCAAGTCCGTTTGCAATTCCTCGGAACACGAAGACAGCACGAGCGTATCAGACAGCGCAACCAACACCGCAAACCGTTGGAACCAGACGCCGGGCGGCTCCCCGAGTTTTTGCAGTTCTTGCACGAGCCCCTCGCCACAGAGGATTTGTTTGGTGTTCCCTAAAAATTCTAAGGTTGCTACTGTTTGGTGTAACACAAAGCGGGACGCGAAAAAAAGAGAGCGGGACGTGGGCACGTCTACCACCACACCGAAGAAGTGCGGTTTCACGGGTTCATTCTGGTGGTTCATGGTTTTGACGAACTTCCAATCGCGAATCTGGCCAAGATAGCCCCAGGTCTCCTCGGGGTCGTGAGAGTAAGCAAAAAGGTGGTCAGTCACGCGTGTTCACATACGGTATGCCCACAGGACGGGCACTGGGGCGTGACTTCCGCATAGCGCAGCCCATGTCGGTACACCGCGCCGTGCCTCCTCGCCGCCCTGAATTCTAATAACCACAGACATGCTTGTAACATCCACGTAATCAATAGATTTTCGAAGCAATCTTTTTGTCCTCGCAAATACCGCACCCGATCGAGACAGGCGCGGAGGACACTTTGCAAGTTTGTTCCAGGAGAGGTTGTGGTATTGCCGGGATACCCAGGCCCGGTCCGCTTGACGAACTGCAACACACGAGTTTCATTCCCGTCGAGACACAACAGACTATACGCGTGTCCCGGATCAAGGATGACCATTTACGCAGATGTCCCCACTACGACTTACTCCGATCTTTCTGGAGTTCGCGATACTTCCACATAGGAATAGGAACGGGCTGTGCATCTGGGTATATCTTTCGAATTTCCTCTAGTGAGGGACGGAATACAGCAGGAGATTTTTCGAGCTGATTGAGAAAATGATTGACGATATCAGGCGGCGCCCCGCAGGGTGGCATCGCAACCGGCTTAGGCGGTTGCCACAGTGAGGCTTGCAGATCGTTCTTTTCCTTCGCTTCCGTCGTCTGAATCTCTATCTCATAGGCATAGCGCACAATAGACACAGCGGCTTGGAATCGGCGCAATGTAGTCTCAGAATGGGCCAGTCGGACCCGATCGGTAAGCTTCGCGAGTAGGGTATCGGCCTCAGCCCGCAAGATAGGCGATTCTAGTTGTGGCGCGGGCATAATCCGACCAAATGAGATATGTCGAGCCGGAAAAGTACGGACCGCAATTATACGCGTCGGCTCAGGGAGCGTGGTAAGAGTCGCCGCTTTCGGTTGGTGAACAAGGGAATGCGTCGGAATGTCCTGCGTTTCTTTCCACCAGCCTTTAGCCTTCATGCGTTCGTAGAAGGTGGTCGGGGTATGCCGATTGAGTTCCGTCGCAGGAAACTGAATCGCCGGATCGGAGGAATTGCGAAAGAACACGCCAGTATCAGACTGGTACTCGAACCCAAGGCCGTCGAGCAGCATTTGCGAGACTGACGCGAATCTATTTGGATTAAACACAGCCATGTTGCCTACCTCTCTTCTGAAAAAGTATTGTACTAAATCGGCCTTGGATAAAAAAGGCAGAAGCTGTATAGTGGCCCTCACAGACGCTAGAACTCGGTCCTATATGGTTTCAGCCGCCGATTCTCCTGCCTGTTCACAGTCTTAGCTCAATCACGCCCTTCAATTCTCCCCTGCTTCGCCCCTATATATAGAAATTTCATAGAGGCCCCTCTCAAAATTACACAGACGTGTAATAAAAATGCGAGCGAAGAAGAGTTAATTCCGCAATGATTCCGCTGGGTTGATACGTGTCTCTATAACTTTTGGGGGATGCCTGTTTGTAACAGTACAATCTCTGCACGCATTATCGGACGTAAGGGGGGTGGCAGGTAAAGTCAGGTAAAGTACACAAATCTGTATTTTACCTGACGAAGGGAAAGAGTTGGGGGAAGGTTAGGCTGTGTGACGATCGAGTTCTTTACGAACGAAGCGTGCCCCTCGGTAGAGTACGGCGCGTTTTAGTTCGTCAAAGGCAGCTTGATCTTGGGCACATAGAGGCTGTGGCGTATGGTGCGGCTTAAGAGGCTGTGGAAAGAGGCGGTCCATCGTCCGCACTTCATCGGGGGTCAGAGGGACATAGGCAATGTGACCGCCGGTATAGTGGCATTCAGCCTTAAGGACTTTGTTGGCATTCCGGAAAATGCGCTTGATGGAGTTCTGAACGGGGGTCATAAAATTACTGTAGTCTTTTCTGCTTCTTTTGGGGCGAGCAAAGACCTCTAGGAATTTTCTTATCCCGGTGTGGCGGAGGCTGAATCCAGAGTTGTTGGATTGCTTTCCCTGGATGCTCGGGGTCTGGTCCGAGATACAAAAAGGAATTTCGTTCGGTATGCGCAGTTTTATCAATGATGATGGTATGCACCAGAAAAATGTCTTTGTGTGGATCAAGCAGAACCGGAATCGTCCCAGGAAAGCTGATCTTTGTGCATGCGGCAATGGCTTGTTCTGTAATACGAGCGGCATCGCTTTTTTTCATAACACAAGCCTCAGTACGCAAAAACAATTCGGGTGAACAGGCGGCCTTTGTATCTGACGATTATCTCCCGTAGTAAAGAAGTCGCCCATAGCCACAGTTTGCTTATGCATAGGGCGACAGATGGGACATGGAGAATCGGCACTTCTTTCTTTTATTGCTGTCAACCATTGCTTCTTCGTGGTACTGGGTAGCTTGCCCTCCTGTACCGCAGTTTCGAATACAAGGCGCTGGCTTTCGTTTGTAGCGACCATTGCCTCAGTCCGCGCAATGGTCTCGGCTCGTCGGTTCAGGGCCTTCACGGCCATCCTCGTCACTTTACGGTCTATTCCCGGCTCACCCCTCTTCTCTAGTCGCTCCCGGTAGCGTGTCAGAGCTAAGGTTTGGCGGTCTGTGAGGCCGATGAGGGGCCTAATCGTCCGAGCAATCACACGGGGATTGTTCCCGGCTTCTATGCCAGTAGTAAGCACCTGCCGGATGGCTTGCCGGGTTCCTTGGGTAATCTCCACAATCAACTCGCCGCTATGGTTCTGTACCCACTGCACAATCCTTGGATTCACGGAACGAGGATCAAACATAATCTTCTTGTTTGCCAGGGTCCCTACGGTTGCGGTGACCGCCCTCAGCGCTAAGGCTGCCAGTTCGCGGGTGAAGGCTTGGAACAGACCACCAAAGCGGGTTTGATTGAGGAGGGCGGTTGCTGAAGCAATGTCCCCATTCGTCAGGGCACGGAGCATGTCGGACTGGGTGTAGTCTGCGAGACCGTCTATGGCTTCGAGGAATCGGCGTTTGAGCTTAGTCTCGGCGAGGTCAGCAAGGCGGGTGAGCAAGGTCGGAGAAGAACGAGCGGCTTTCTCTAAGAGAGCCTTCATCACTTCGCCGTGGTCTATGGGCGTGCGATCTTCACGCGGAAAAAGAAGAGTCGAAGGCATCGGTTACTTCTTCTTCCGGCTCACCTTGCGCCCTTGCGCCAGTGCAATGGCTTTCGCCTGAGATGGCTTGGTGACAACAGGGCCAGTCTTTGATCCGCTATGGAGGTCACCCGCATAAAATTCGCGCATCACACGGGCGACCTTTTTCGCGCCTTTGGTTTTGGTCTTTGCCATTTTATTCCTCCTTGCTGCATCACGACTCTTCAGACGGAAATGGGGACGGACCAAGAAGACCAGGATGATGATAGTTCTTTACGGATTTTGCCGGGCCGCGGTGCCAATTGCAGGAATAACAGACAGGCTCCACATTCAGGGGCTCATTATAATCTCGATGGTCGTACACCTCAGCAGGGTTACCACAATCACAGCACGTAATACTTCCATCAAGCTTTGGTAACAGACCCTTCTTTTTTGCTCTATTCACTTTAGAGCTAGCATTTCCCCGTCGAACTTTTGCAGCTTTCATTTGCACATTTACAATGCAGAGTCGGCAATACTTGGGCCGCTTGACGCTCATCCCATACCCACGATCTTCCCCACATAATAAGCACCTCATTTCGGCTTCTCCACGTTCCAGTAGGCTGACTTGCATTTTGGACAGATTCGGATTTCGGTTTTTCGCGGATGCCATTCATAGGTACAACGGAGACATTTTAACGGCTTCGGTAATTGTATTTTCATTCCTCATGTGTATACGTAAAAGGAATAAAAAGCAAGCATTACTCTTCGGCGAGGTCCTCTTGCTCTGGGCGCGGAATTCCCAGTTCTTTTCCTACCCAGTTCAGCAGATCGGGGAACTGACCAACGACATCGAAGCCTGCCGAAGCAAGGGTATTCATCATCGTAGAAACCATCGTAAAATCACTCTTTGTCACTGCGCTATGTGCCAGCTTTGGCATGCGTGCGATGTCCATACCATTGAGGCGGAGAAGCCGAGGAATCAGATAGGAATTTACGATGCTCGTCGGTTCGTCGAGAATTGAATTTACAGCTTGTGAGAACAAGTCGGTCATGTTGGTAGACAGGGCATATGAGCCTCTGGATTCCATTCCCAGGAACAACCATTGGGCTAACACACTTTGCGCAATGCTGTGTTGATACCGTGTGATCGCCTCCGCACTCCCCGCCGCAAACCCGCCGTCTCCTCCACCGGTCAACAGGGTGAGGTCATACATTTTGTTATTGCTCTTATCGTAGGCCAGTGGATAGACGATGCCCCGCTGCTCGTTCATCCCGATTGAAGTCACCAGTTTCTCAAAGGCAGGCTTCTGTTTTCCGGCTTCCGTAGTGGGGTCAAGGGTAGCGGGTGGCACCCACGCAATCACGAGCCCCTCACAGTTGCGAGAGATACCAATAGCCTCCGCCGTTTGAATTCCTTTCAAGTACGCCCATGAAGGATAGGCAGAACGCAGTAAGGGTTTCCCTTCTGGGTTGTTCTTAGTGGTACGAAATCGATAGTGCAACGCTTTATCGATGGGAATGGTTCGTTCGCTCGCGCCGTAGATGGCCGACTGCCGAAAAGCGAGGACATCGCCTTGCTCGGTCAAATCCCAGCGGAGCAGGGTATCTGCCGGACGTAAGGCGATCCGTCGTAAGCCAATCCGGTTATCGTCGAACTTGCTATTGCGGTTCGGGTCTTGTGGCTGGTCTCCCCCTCGCACCTTGTAGACGATCTCGTGATAGGCGAAGCCGTAGGACAGGTTGGCATCCATTGCGGCAACCACATGCTGAGGCCAGGCGTCTTCCATATCCTCGAATAGCACTTCCGAGATGAAGGTCGCTTGGTCTACGTCTGCTTGGAGGGTCTGGTCAAAGGGAACGATTTTCCATTGCACGCCTCTCACGAGTTGTTCTATAACGAAGAAGATAGCGCCTACCGTGTCGTTGTTCTCCCGGAACTCTTTCAATTTCTTGTAGCGTTGTGAGCCTTGCAGCTCCTTTATTATCTCCTCGAAGATTTGGCCGCCAAAATGACGAACGCCAGAAACGCCTAACTCTTCGAAGAGCTGTCTCCCTGATGTCCCCTCTTGCGGCGTATCGGGCGGTGTAGGGCCAGAAGGAGGTCCCCCCGGAGGAGGGGGCGAGGGAGGGACTGCCTTTAAAATTCGATTATTCCGACGTGCCATGATCGTCCTTTGTGAGGGGGAAGATATTCAGGAGGTGGTTCGGACAGAGATAGGCAATGCGACCAGAGAGGGGCGGCTCGAACCACTGCCACCCTTCTGGCGCCACAGGGAGGGGCGGCAGAATCCGTGCGTCGTGTTCGAATGTAGCGAGTGTCTCGATATGACACAGGTCACAGTGAAAAGTATAGGTGACTTTGAGCATATCACACCATGTTAAGGAGTTTGCGCCAGCAACAGCAGCGTATCAACGTGCTTCGGACACAGATACACAAGGAACCGACTGCCCGACGCGTGCACGGGCGGATCGAAACACGCCCACCCATCGGGAAGCGGAGGAGTCGGCGGAGGATCAGTGTGTCGAATACAGGCGAACCGCGCAGTGGCATGGGTATCGCACACATCACAGCCAAAGAGAAAAGCGACTTCAAGCATCATTCTGTATTGTCTCAGGTGGGGCAAAGATATTAAAGAGATGCTTCTCGCACAACAGGAAGATATGTCCGCCTTCTACGGGGACAGGGGGAAAGAACGCCCGCCAGCCTACGGGCGGAGTAGGGACTGGAATAGGCCCGTGTCCATTGTACGCCAATCGAACATCCTGCCGTGCATCGCACCCGTCACACTCAAATACGTAGGCGGCTTTGAGCATTCCTCACCCTTACCCTACCGTCAGATTCCAGACGCTGGTCTTCTGCATCCCCTCCCCCTCGAAGGATGGAGCCACAACCACAGGCATGAGGAAGGGGGCCACAATCTCTGCCACCAGGTCGTAAATTTCGGCAAAGAAGTAATCGTCGCGGCCTGAGTTCCGTTCGGTCCAAATATAGTACCGCTCGCCTCGGCCTTCTTGTTCCACCCGAATCGGGCACGTCATCTCCTTATAGTATTTCCCGCTATCCAGGGTGTGCGCGTTACTGGGCAGGACGCACTTCTTCGTCGCGTAGACAGACGCCAGCCGGTCACAGATCATGGTCCGGTCAATACTCACCGTCTGTGTGACTTGGTCAATCTTCGTTTCGTGTCCTTTGCTAATGTCACTCCGGACAAACTGCGTCGCATACAGGAAGGGGATCTTCGCTTGCAGTTCTCGCACTTTGCGGGTCTCCGGGTTCAAGTCGATACACGCGGCTTTCACTGAGTAGCGATCGAATAAATCCCCCAGGTCGGAGAAGTCTAACACCTTGCCAATGAAGACGGCTTTCCGTTTCCCATCAGTATGGACCGAGATCCGCACATGCAGATAGCGTTTGCCCACGTCCACACCAGCAGTGACCACGCCGTTACTGAGGAGCGAGTCAGGCATGAGGTAGTCCGTTTCTTTGCACGCATTCAATACGTCTTCTGTGAGGCCTGCCCCTTCCGGTCGGTAGGGTAAGCCTAAGTCTGAGTTGTAACAGACCATCAACTTAGACGCGTCGCCCTCAGCATCTGCAAACCCCTTCTCTTCGGGATTCGTCCACAGTTGAGAGAGCGGCGTCTTGGGATCTAACAATCGGTGTAAGAAGAATCCAGGCCGCAGAGAGTCAGGATTCTGCGGTTCCCATCGGCCTGTGGGCATCAGCGAGAATCGATCCTCCCACGGACTGCCACACTCACGACAGAAGAGGAAAATGTCTCGTCCTGATTCGATGTTCCAGTCTCGATCTAACAGCGTGACCTTCCCGCCTGATTCTTCGACCATGTTCGTAAAGAAGGAAATCGGCTGCCATTCGCCACAGGAAGGACAGGGGACCATCCATTCCCGTTGGTCTGACTTCTTGTATTCAGCATCGATGCCGTAGTCTGGGAGTGTAGGAGTGGAGACCTCAATCTTGTAGATTTCCCGACCTGCACCCTTTCCTGGGGTGTCGCCAAAACTGGACTTGAGACGATCATAGGCTAACTGAATGTTGTCTTGGTCACAGCGGTCATACTCGTCAATGATGACGTAGTCGGCAGGATACTCGATAAAGGACGAGGCGCTATTGGAACCGACGAACTTGAGTCCGCCTTTGCCGATGTGTTTGAGCACGCCAGAGTTGGAGCCTTCGGCTGAATGAATCAACTCGTTGTAAAAGGGGCTGGTGAGAATCGAGCGCCCAATGCGGTTCGCAACGAAAGTATACATCCCGCGTTCAATCGGCATCACATAGAGACCGTTCAATCCGCGTGAAGATAAGTGAAAGGCTTTCGCGGTGAGCCATTCCGTGACCCCGATTTGCGCCGACTTGCGTACGACCATCGATTGCGCGGGACATTCGTATAACTGCACGAGCCACGGCAGATGAGTAAAGTCGAGCGGAACGCCTTTATGGGTACGATGGTATTGTGCGGCCCAGGGAAAGAAGGCAGCGTTAGGAAGTGAGGTCTCCGTGGTCAGTTCCGTCAGGTAGCGCGAGACCTTGCGCTCGAAAACGCTGACTAATGGCAAACTGAAGTCGAGTGAGTTGGCGTTGGTCCGTGATGACTTCGAGAATCGCATCTTGGTGGACTTTCAAAAATAACACAAGCTGTTCGGCGGTCGCGACCTGTCCCAATTCTAACGCTCGGCGGCGCTCACTTTCAATGAGGCGCTGCTTGCGATCAATCTGCTTGCTGGCTTCTTCCCACGCGAGGTAGTCCTGCGTCCCACGGGCAATGAGGGTATTCATGTCGGTGAGGGCAGTACGAATGCCGTCCTGATCTTGTTCCCGGAGGGCCGCCGTGAGGGCATGAAAGGCGGACTGTAACTGACGCCACAAATGGCCGGACTCACCAGAATCGACCCGCTTAATAAGATCGAGAATGCGGGTGTGAACAACCGAGACTTCATCGCGCAGTTCCAGCAAGTGAGGATCGAGGCGGGTGTGTTCGTAGTCGGCAACAAGACGGGTCGGCAGGTCGCGGGAGTATCGGCCTGTTTTGGTGGAGGGATGGGCGAAGCCACGAGGGGTCTTGCCGCCATGCATATAGCAGGTTGGACGCCCAATCATGGCGTGACGGGTACATTGTTGCCCGGATCGTTTTGACTTCGCCGTACATTGCATAACCAACCAAGTACACTCTCTACACCAAGAGGGCTATAGCGAGGGATGCTACTCTGGCGAAGCAGGGGGGAGAAGGTCAGGCACCTCAATGGTGCCGAACTCTTGAGGGATTGCTTTTACGTTGCCCCGGTAAAAGACAAGTACGTTTTGATGAGTCTTTCCTAATTTTCGGTAGCTCCCGAATTGGCGGCCAATGCGAATAGGGAGCGAACCAACCGCCGTCACTAATATCGCCTCATTATAGAGGGTCATTCCGGCATCCTGAAACGCACGAATGGTTTCGCTGACAAAGTTTCGGTAATAGCCATGTGAATCGCGGAAGTCACCGACGACGAAACAGGCAAATCGGTTGGGTTTCAACGAGGTGAGACTCTGAGCAATGATCTCTCGGTACTTCGCTAAGAATTGCTCGTAATCGAGGGTGCTCAAATCGCGGGGGTCATCGCTATAAACTTCTAAGTCACCGTAGGGGGGGCACGAGAAAATAAAGTCATATTCTCCAGGCGCAAGGGCTTGTGAGTCTCGGCTATCGCCGACAATCCAGTGCGGTCGGGGTGGCTCCTGAATCGTGCTGCCATGTTTAATGGCATCATTATCTATGAGCTTTTGGTAGGTCAGTCTGCTCATGGGTGCAATAATATCGCCGCCTCCATCAGCAAAATGTTTACATATCCGTTCGGCCTCTGTGGAACCAAAGAGCAAATCAAGCGAAGCGCGAAAGGCCACATAGGCCGGGAGTTTATTGCCGTCATCGTAGCACTTCAGCAGTTTGTACCGATTTCTGACAATCAAGGTTCCGTTCTTATTGAGAGTAAAAGGCGAGGCGATACAGCCAAAGGGTTTATCGGGAGTATCATGCAGCCCACAGAGATCAGCCGTAGTTTTGAAAGGACATTTGTGACAGCCAGGGAGAGGTTGTAAAAGCCCGTCGATAACCTGCCCTCCTTGAGATTCGATAGCCGGTTGCTCAGTCGGGTGAATAGTAATCAATGTTCCGGTGGTGCTCGTACTACTTTCGCAGCACGTAGCATGACAGGTCGTCCGAATATACTCAGGATCACAGCCGTTGAATCGGAGCCGTGCCATTGCCTCAGAAACTTTAACAGGAACAACCTCGTCTCCGGGACCGCGCGTCAAAATACGGTCTGCCTGTTGTTTATTGGCTGCTACTTGCTCGGGCCGAAGGTCAATGCCCGTGTACTGATACCCAAGGATAGCGGCGACAATGCCACGGACACTGCCACCGGCAAACGGGTCAAGGATGCTCCCACCAGGGGGACAGAACCACTTATAAGCCAACTCGCAGAGAACAGGGTCGAAGATCGAGGTTCCGGTTTGTGACTGTTCGTTGCCAGCGTCTTCGCTCGGAGCGAAGACGCTATTGATTGGCAGATTCCCCATTGCTGGCTGCCGACCAGCCGCAAGATTCTTGCGGCTGGTGTCGTCGAGGTTCTCACGGGCGCCTTTGACCCAGGTCAGATTCTCTTGTTTTGATTGACGGCGATCGCCGTCAATCCGCAGTTCTTCGTTGGTATCTTGAATTCCCGCGTTTGCCATCCGTGATTTTTTATATTTGGCCTCAACGCCAACAGTGCGTGGCTCGGCCAACGCACTGTTGGCCCCCGTCCCACCAGGGGCGAGTTTATTGGTTTTCATCCGATGCTCACCGCGCATCAAATCTTGCCCGTGTCTTTGGGCAAGATTTGATGGTTTGGGATTTTTCATATGCAAGTCGCCCCTTGGGAACTTCCCATCTTTTCCCATCTTTGCCGCTGGCCATCGCCCCCCCCCTGGAATCGCTTTCGCCATTTACAGTGCGTACCGTTCTTTAAGGGCGGCAATCCCCGCGTCAATCAGCGTTTGGGGATCACGACCGAGCTGCCGTTGAAAGTCAGGCCGGGTTGTGGCTTCCCAGGCGCGCATGATCGCCGTTTTATGTTCGCCTAACAGAGGAAACTTACTGGCAATCCGTAACACGCAAATCCAGTCTTGTTGTGAGGCCGCCTTTTTGAGGAGCGAGAGTTTAGTAACCATGCCCTCAATATACAATAAGTTGCACCTATTGTCAACTCTCTGTATATCTGCATATTGATTCTTTATTGTACAAAAGCTCTCCCTGCTCCATCACCCCTCACCGTATGTCCGCTGTCGGTCAATTGGGCTGCCGGTCTCGGACTCCCTCCAGGTGCCCCCCCCCCCC